TGTACTGGGCTTGGGTGTCCAGCAGGGCTGGGTTTACTGTTGTGAGTGTCATGCCAATTGCTCCTCAGTTGGTCGTGCCAGCGTTGGGTGTTCCCACGCAGCAATGTAGTCGCCCCTACCGTCAGAGTCGTTCTGGAGCCTGATTGTGGTCATGAAGTCACTGTCTGTGAGTGACGGGTACAAAGCCATGATTTTGTCGTAGAGTGTCATGTTATGCGCCCCTTACCATTGCACCCGAAAAGGTGTTATCTCCATCGGCAACTTGTAGTGCAATAGAAGTTCCGTTATTCTGCCAAACATAAAACTCAGCGTAGTCAGTTGATCCATTAAGATACATAACTGTTGACGCAGTTATTTTTCCACCAACATTAGTGTTATTGGGGATGCCGCTACCGGCAGAATATTGACTTGCATTTTTAAATATGTAACATTGCCAATAGCCAGTAGTGCCTCCACCACCGCTTATGTTTGCATTAATTTGATAGTATCCAGCGACTAAAGGTTGAAATCTATAGTTAGTGGTTGCGTCATACGCTGTTGCGGTATCAAATCTTTTTACGTTAAACTGAATTTTTGTAAACGTACTTGATGAAATTGATTGTGCTGTTTTTGTATAAGCATTAAACGCTGGGCCGTTGCCCAGTGATGCGAGAGTTACTGCTGCGGTCATTCTGCTGCCTCCGGTGTGTTGCCAGCTTCAAGCCATGCCAAGTAAGCGATGTAGTCGGTGTTCGCGGGGTCAAAGGGGATACATGCACCGTCTGCTGTGCGGATGATTGCTTTGTCTGCGACTTCGCCAGTCATTGTGTCTTTGTATTGTTTGTACATTTATAACTCCGAACTAAGTGTTACAGAAGCATTGTTTATTCCAACATTGTGTGACAACGGGCTAAGGCTTGTAAGTCCTGTAAAATTATTTATATTTAACTGGATTGCCCTTGTGGATACCCTGCCTGCACTTATCGTAATACTTGGGGAAGATTGTGTGTAGTCATTTACACCCGGATATGTAATTTGAATGTTGGCATTTGCAGACACACTTGGATTTGCACGCATTTCTGTTTTAAATTGCATAGTGCAGTACATAACTGTACCACTACCCGCAGCAATACCATTAAAACCTTCTGCTAATTGATAATACCGCTGACACTGTGCCAACTGCCGTCCGTAGTCAATGAACTCAAAGCTGGTGGCGTTGCTGCCGCGCTCCAGTTGCACACCAGTGATGTAGAAGGTTGCGCCGCTTGTGCCAACAACGGAGGTTGCGCCTGTGGCTGAGTAGTAGGTTGCTGTGGCCCATGCACCTGATGTGCCGCTAAGAGTAGCGCCAGCGCCCAAAGAAAAGATCACGTTCAAGCCGCGACCGCTGTCAGTCAGCCATGTGCCCGAAGTATCCCCCGCCACTGTCACCGTCTTTGTTTCAAACGTGTTGGCCGCGCTGATGGTGAACGTAAAGGGATACGATCTTGTGCGGTCTGAGTTCTGGAAAGCGCCACCAAACGTGCCTGTAAGCGAACTACGAACCTGAAACGACAAAGTAAAAGTCTGAGCGCTGGCAGTGCCAAAACCCATGTCAGCTACGTTAAAGCCTTCAATGAACTGCGTCAGGTTAAACGTCTGGCTTGTGGTGGCCGTATATGCCGACGTACTGGTTGCCAACAAAGAATTTGTAAAGCCTGCTGGCGCTGTTGTGCTGCGCTGGACTGAAAACTTGGACGCCGCCGACATACCAGCTTCCCAGCGATCCAACGTGTAAGCCGAAGCCGCAGGCGTCACACTCGTAGAGTTATTCCTTTGGCTTATCACCATGTTCCCGTTGATGATCCTGTTCTTCATGCCCGTGAAGCCCGACACCAAGCCCCCATTGATCGTGACTCCGGTATTAAATGTCGTTGACCCAGTTACTGTCCCGCCTGTCAGTGGGAGGGCGTTGGTCAGCGAAGTGAGGGTGTAGTACTCAATCGTCACCAGATCGCCAGCAGTGGCCCCTACAGCCAGCGTGATGGTGGTTCCGTTGGTAGCTGTGAAGTCAGCGTTGCCCAGCCTTGCGCCGTTGCGGTAGACCTGCACGAAGCCGGGGGTGTAGCTGCCCGCAGAAGCAAAGACAGTCTGGCCCGCCGTGGCAGTCAGATCAGTTGAACTCATGAACGCAGTGTTGCCCGGTGAGCTTGAGCCGATGACCGGCAGGCCCAGATACAGCACCGAGATGTTGTTGGTTCCCGCTGGTGGGGCTGGGCTGAACGACAGGGTTGTCCCAATGACTGAGTACAGGTTGGGGTTCTGCATCACGCCAGAGATGGCGACAAGGATAGACGTAGCACTCGCAGGAGCGTAAGTCAGCGTGAAAGATGTAGCTGCGCCCGTCCCGCTGAACTGGTCAAACGGAAACGCTGCTGTGGTTGGCTCTGCGCCTATGTAGCTCATGGTGTTTCCCGGTTGGCTTGTGCGGCTTGGTAGGCTGCAACAACCTCTGGTGTCCAAGCTGCGTTACAGATAGCCACCGCGTTGGCTGGTTGGCCTGTGAGGTCTTGGCCCGGCGTCAGGCTGGTGCGGTGGTAGGTCTGAGCAATCTGGTCGCCATCCTTGAGGATGCGTGTAGCCTCGCGGTACAGCACAGTGCCGTTCTCAGTGACGGTGATCTGGTCGATGACTTTAGATTCGGTGAATGTTGGCATGGGTTTCCTTTTATGAAGTGATGTAAGTTATAGAACCTTGCCAGCCATAAGAGTTTGTAACAGCAGTTGAGTTGTCGTATTTACGAACATCCGCTGTAACAGTGTTACCAACTGCTGCAATTTGGTATATTGCTCCCGTTACTTGTATTTCCCTTGCCGCGCCGCACGCTTGCTGGTTAGCGTTTATGGAGGTAAATGGAAAGCCGCCAATAGTGCCTATAGCGGTAACTGTCCCACCAGTGATAATTGCTTTAAAAGTTAAAGTTACTTGATTGCCTATTTTTATATAACTACCAAAAACACTTTGTGAGGTAATTGTTCCAGTTACGGGAGCAAGCGCAGGCGTCCAAGTTCCCTCCTCATAATCATCCAGCGTGTTTGCGTCAGCCGATGGCACTTGGGTTGCGGGGAACGTGATCTGACCACCCGTCAGGTTGATGGTGGGTATCGTTTGCTGGCCGCTAAAAGTCAACCCGCTGTTCAGGCTGTCGCTGTCAATTTTGCTGAGTGGCATTATTTAATCTCCGTTTCCCACAAACAAGTGTCTTCGTTTAATGTCCAGTCGCCTTCTGGTTTTGGTGGGATAAACGCATCACGGGTGCTATCGTATGTGTACCCGATGCCAGCGTAGTTTTTACGCAGGGGAGTACCACCGAGTGCATGAGCGCCCCCCAGCATGTTGTAGCTGGTCTGTACCCACTCACCTGAACTAGAGTCCACAAATGTGTTGAAGAATTCTGGCTCTGCAACGATGACTTGCATTACTAGGCCGTTAACAACTTTTGCAAAATGCGCCATGTCCTATCCTTACGCCGTGAATGTGCCAGATGAAGTAAAGGTGTGGAATGTAAAGCCACCTGCGGAAGTTATAGTGCCGCCCGTACCTTTTGTAGCCCCCTCGTAACGGACGATGACAACGCCAGAGCCACCATTACCGATAGCGCCACCAGTACCACCGAATCCACCGCCACCGCCACCGCCGCCTGTATTGGCAGTGCCGGGTAATTTTGTTGCATCAGCAACGAGGCCACCTCTGCCGCCGCCGCCTACGCCCCCAGCAGCATTTCCTGTACCAGAACCCCCACCGCCGCCAGCGTAGTACGACCCGTTAAGCCATTGCGCACCCGCGCCGCCAAGGCCACCCGCAGCGGAACCCGGAGTACAAGAACCGCCAACCGCGCCTGCACCGCCGCCACCGCCGCAAGGATAATTTGGTGCGTTGACATTTCCGCCTGCACCGCCGTTATTTCCTTGGCCAACTGTTCCAATTCCACCTGCCGCAAGTGAACCATATCCGCCACCGCCGCCTGAACCACCGCCTAGTGTGTTAGCTCCACCGTGCGCTCCGCCGCCGCCGCCTACAGTAGTCGTAAGAGCAAACGCGGAAGCTGTTCCGTTTACGCCACTGCCCCCGTCAACCGTAGCCCCAGTACCGCCGCCGCCAATAATAATTGCGTACGCGCCTGCTGAACTAACGCTTGCTGTCGTGGCAATATAACCGCCGCCACCGCCGCCACCGCCAGCCGTAGCAGAACCGCCACCGCCGCCAGCTACTACAAGAACCTGAATGTCATATGCAAGGGCGTAATTTGTCCACCCACCGTTTTGATAGGCTTCAATTTTAGCTGTAGTGCTGTTGTACCGAAGCATCCCATTAACAGGTGTTCCCGGGCGCTGTGCTGTAGTCCCAGCAGGCAAATCAAAATACCCAGTGGAGGTATTATTTTGGTCTGACACAGCAGCCGGTGACACCGCGCCGCTAGCAATTTTTGAAGCCGTAACAGAATTATCTTGTAATTGAGTGGTTCCTACTGTACCTTGACCGGGTGCAATGCTTTGCAAAGTCGTTGTCAGATACCGCACATACACATTGCTCGTACCCGCCGATGGGGCTGCTGAGAACGTGAGCGTTGTACCCGATACCGAGTAGCCGCTGGGAATCTGCTCGACATTGTTGACGATGACTTCAATGTCATTGACCGAGTTGACCGACCGACTGAGCGTGAAGGCAACCTGCGACCCCGTACCGTTGAAGTAGTCCGTCCCAGCGACGAAGCTCTGGGTGGTTGGAGTGGAGCCGATGTATGCCATTATGCAATCTCCAGCAGGGAGCAGACCGCATCAGCAGACGTTGCCGCCGAGGTTACAACAAGCAGCACATCCGCCGCCTCAAGCACGACCTTCTGGTCGCCACCCACGATGACCAGCGAACCACCCACAGGCACCACAGCCGACTTGATGAGGTAGTAGCTCACTGCGCTGGACGTGATGTAGGCATCACAGGTGATCGGGGAGGCCGAGGTGTTGGCAATTGAGAACCCGATGATGGTGGTCTGGGTCGCGGTCGGGCATGTGTAGACCGTGGCAGGGGATGTGCCGACGTTCTTGCTCAAGAAGTTTTTGAATGTATTTGCCATGATTTATCCTTATCCAAGCGCGATGGCGAGGGCCACAGCCGTACCAGCGGGGTCTACCTGTAAATTGGCCTGCGCCCCAGCCACGTTGGACGCACCTGTGCCACCGTCAGCAATTGCCAAGTCAGTAATTCCAGTGATCGTGCCAGCAGTAATATCTGCCGTCGCAAGCTGGTTGTTGATGTTGACAAAGTTGGCGTCCAACTCCGCGTTTGTAAGCGGGGAGCCTTTACCTGTTCGTGTGACGATGACAGCCATGTGCTACCTCTTAAGAAGCCGACAGCGTGATAGTCCAAGTGATCTGCATCGTGTCGTCAACAGCCTTGTTGACCACTGCAAACACCGTGCGGCAGAGCATGTCCCCGCTGCTGCTTGCATTGAAGATGCCTGCTTCTGTGATAGCGCCAGTGCCCTCGCCAGCGGCGAAGGTGGCAACGTACACGATGGCTTGGTTGTTGGCCCCGGAGATAGTCGCGCTGGTCAGCGCTTTACGTACTCCCAGCAGACTGCCCAGATCGGTGTCAGTCGCGGCAGCAGCCGAGGTACCTGCACCCACAGCCATGTGGCTCATTACAGCCTTGGCGGTGCCGGTCATGCGGCTGGTGATGAACGCCAAGCCTGCGTTGACTACAAGGTTGGGTACAGTTTTCGACTCCTTGACCACGCCGTCTTTGCCGGTGATGACGATGCCCAGCGCACCTGAGAGTTGAAGTTTGTCGTTTGCGTTCATAGCGATTCCTTTAGAAAGTTCGGGACGACCCCACGTAGTCTTCGGCAAAATAACTGAACTCTACGTATCCTTGGCTGCGCAAACTTCCTGAGTCTTGGGCCGTGGGCGGTTCAGCGTAAACACCCCCAAAGGATACATTGAAAGCGTCAGTTACGCCAGTGGCATCCGCCTTACTGGTTGCGAAGATGATCTGCGGGGCGTCAGAAGCCAGCAGCGCCTCGAAGCGGCTGGTGGTAATGCTCAGGGTGCTTGACTCGGCTACGGCGGCAGCATCGCTGCGGACGGCCCCCACGCTCCGGGTTGCAAGATCAGAGACCGCAGACGTGTTGGACGCGGCCTTGAAGAACTCCAGCAACTGATCATCGGTGTCAAACAACCCACCGTTCACGTCATCGGTGATGGTAATGTTCTCAGTAAAGTTCTTCTGGAGGACGATCTCAGACGATTCCGCGACACCCAGTGCCTCAGCCCGAGGCTTGGTGATGTCCTTGAATACCTGAATCCCGAGCGTGTAAGTCTGGAAATCAGGGGCACCGACCACGTAATCTTCTAGGAAATACGGCTCGCCATCCCCGAAACTTGTACCGTCGTAGACCTTCTTGTTGGGGACAACAACCGCAAAATCAGTGATAAATGCGTCGTCGCTGCGTACTCGCGTCATGCTGGCGCGGCGGGATTCCTGCACACCCACGGTATCTTGCTTGGTCAGAATCTGGAGGAACTCCCCCAGCGTCGAGACCAGTCGCAGGCCCAGAACACCGATGGTCAGCCGCATCCGGCTTGCAGCAACGCTCAGGCGTAGACGGTTTGCGGTGATGCCCGCAGCCAGTCTGACCGCCAGATACGCTGTTACAAGTTTCACGCAAAGTCCTCTCGCAATTCAAACTGCAAGATGTCGTAGATTGTTTCCCGCTCGCCCGTGCCCAGCACGACCTCAACTTCACCCTCGTACTCGCCCGCATCACGGTCAAGATCACCGATTGCCCAAGCGACGATGGCAATCCCGTTGGTTGCTGGAGCGACGATGATTGCCGGACGGCTGAACAAGAGCGTTGTCGAACCGCTGGCCCGAAAGTGCAGGGTTACAGTTGCCCCGGTCAGGTCGGTTGCGACCCCAGTCTGGGTATTGGACAGAGCCAGTCGAAGTTGCGGCGCGGTGTCGCCCTGTACCAGTTTGTAGGTTGCCATGTTCTGCCTTATCGAAACGGGTTCATTCGGGTCATAACAGTACCCCGTGCATTGCCGATGTTTGCCCGTGCCCGGCGCTCAGTGAGTTGCGACAGATGCTGCTTGGCGTGGTACGCGGCCAACTCCCGGTCAGACCAGCTTGTCTTGGGGAGGGCCAGCAGTTCCTGAAGCGCACCGTGCATGATCACGTCTTCGAGTTCGTTGAACATCACCTCGTCCATGCCGGAGGAGGAGCGCGTCGGGCGCAGCGCATAGATCATGCGCATATTGTATGGAACAAGCGCGTCTGGCAACGGCAGGACAGCGTACTGTGATGGGGAAATCTGGGTGATGGCCTGCGGCTGGCTACCGTACAGGGCGATGTCGCCCGTTGTCGTGTACTTGTCGGCCCACTTGGGGTACGACTCCAACGCTTGCTCCAGCGTCAGCACCTCAAGCTGGTTGTCGTTCATCAGCGACGAAAACACGGCGCACACCTCGGTATCCACAGGCTTGCTGTAGTTGTACACGTATGTGCCGGGCGTCAAGTTGAACCTTGGCTGCTGGTAGCGCCATGCCAGCGTGCGCTCGCACACCCGGATAGCACAGTCGCGTACGTACTGCGTAATCGTTTGGCGCGGGCACCCCGGCACACTGGGCTGGAGCCGGACGGAGAGCGAGGAGAAGTCTCGGGTAATCATTACACCACCTGTTTGATTTCCATGCCGCCAGTCTCGGTATCAGTGATAACCCGCGACTGAAGACCGACACCCAAGCCCTGCACAAAGGCGTCTTGGAACAACTTGGCCCGCCCAGATAGCACATGCTCGTTGTCAATCGACTCCGTGAGGAAGACCGTGCCGTCGATGACTGTGCTGAAGTACCCGTCGGGTAGCTCGATGGTCTGTGCCAGCGTGTATGCCGGAGGTGACTGCACGTACTCCCCGATGAGCACTGTGTTCAGCGCGGGCCGGGGGTAAACGAAGAACTTGTTGGGGTTGCGCACATGCCGCATGAAGTTGATCGGCTGGCCGGGTGGCTCACTGACCCACTCTGGGTAGCTCTGGTCGAGCATATCGCGGGACGCTTCGGTGACAGCCGCGCCGTTCTTGACTTGGAAGATTTCGACCAATCGAGTCGAGCCTGTGGGGCAGGACTGTAAAACGACGTTCGCAGTCATAGGGAATTCCCCAATGACCGTGAACAAATCCGGGCGAAGTATCACCATCCGCTTGAGGGTCTGATTTACAAACCCCAGCAGAACTACGTCTGAGTTACGGAACGGCTCTCGCGTGTCTTGGACAAGCCGCCGTACCTCGGTGATGACTTCGCTCGGTGTCATGCAGGCATTCCTCGTGCGGCTTCAGCAGCCAACTCAGGTGAAGTATACGGCGGAGCCTCGGGGATGTCACTGGTTCCGAGATCGAGCGCACCCTTGCGCTTCTTACGTTCGAGTTTAACCTGTTCCACAACCGCTGGCTGGATGAACCGTTCCGGGTAGGCTTCCTCCTCAGTGATGACTTCGCAGTCAGGGTTCTTCGCCAGAATTGGATTCCAGTCGTAGACGAAGCCGTCTTTGCGAACGCGGATGTACATCGTGCTCATTTTTTACCCTGCTTCGCCATGCACTTGCCAGCGGCTTTGCATTTGGCGGTGTTGGGACACTGGGCGCATGGCTTAAAGACCATGCCGCCTGCCTTGTACGGCATAGGTTTTTTTGCTTTGGGCATCATTCCGGGCATATCAGACTCCTTGGTTAAGTTAACGGTACTTCGCGGTTTTCGGTTTGGTAGCCATGTCAGCACTTCCACGCTTTGAGCGATTTATTGATGCGGCTGTTGGGGTCGTTGGCTGTCTTGGCGCTGGTCAGCTTCTTCTTCATGCCTTCCATCCGGGCACAGAACGAATCCTTGCGCGACCCACCTTCAGGCTGCGGCGGTTTCAGGCCGGGCTTACCGGGGTTGGCCTTGTTGTACGACGCACGTCCGGCTGCGTTCAGCCCACCCTTGGGGTCTTTGCCTTCCTTGCGTGTCCACGCTGGTGTCTTTGCCATGATGCTCCTTTATGCGGCAACCGCTTTAATGATCGCAAAATTGATGACCGGCGTGTCGGCAGCAGTCGCAGTGTTTGTCACGTTGTGGACAGCGATCTTGCATGACCCAGACGAGACAACAGTAGCGTTGATTGAGTACTGGGCAGAAGTCAAGCCCGAAGCGAAACAGGCAACGATCACATCGTCCGGGTCGATAAAACTGTTGTTGAGCGTGAACTCATTGGACGACAGACCCGCAATTGCAGTGGACGCGAACATAGTAATCCGCCCGCTGACCTTGTTGAGCGTGACAGCAGTCGTGCGGCTTGTGCCCTGAGTGACTGCGCCGCCCACACCTGTACCGCCGTACCCAAAGGGTTTGGAGATGATGACCTCGCCCGTACCGTTGGGGTTGAGCTTGATGTCGCCGTCGGTGTTGTTGGCCGAGATCGCGTTGTCGTCCATCGTCAAATTGCCAGCGATGAGCGTCACTGAGGAAATGGACGTGAGGCCGGTGAACGAGCCGGTGAACGTGACCCCGGAGATCGTACCGCCTGTGATCGCGGCATTGACCATCGACACGGAGCCGGTGCCGTTGCCAGACAGGACGAGGTTGCCGTTGGTATCCGTGACGGTGATGGCGTTGCCCGACAGGCTGATGTTATCTGTCGTGACCACACCCGTGCCGTTGGGGGCCAGCACGAGGTTGCCGTTGGTGTTGGTTGTTGCGATGGTGTTGCCATCCAACTGAATGTTGTCCACTGATGCGGAAAGCGTGCCCACTTTCAGGGCTGTTGCCACTCCTGTGCCGCTGTAGACCGTCTTTTCGGTCGCAGCCGGGCCTTCATCGACGTGCAGCAATTGGTCGAAAGTGCTGGCAATTGTCGTGCCGGTGAGGTTTGTTGGCATTCTTTATCTCCAAAAGGCAGGGCCGAAGCCCCACCAGTTTACTTTACGCAGCCGCGATTGCAGCCAGCGTGTCCACGCGCAGCCAGTTTGTACCGTTGCTGAATGCAACGACAGCAGCGCCAGCAGCACCGTTTGACACATAGATCAGGTCGCCTGTGTACGAGGCCGCAGCCGGTACGGTAGCAACCGTGTAAGTAGCCAATGCGAGTGGCGCGAGCATAGTCAGGCCGTCGAGACGAGCCGTTCCGCTGTTGATGGTCACATTGTCTTGCGCAATACCACGATAAACACCCATTTCATTCTCCTTTGGGAGACAAGGGCCGAAGCCCCTGTCGTGTTAGTTGGCGTTGGCGACGATAGCGAAAACCTTCACCACGCAGTTGGCTGGGACAGCGGTGTTGATCAGAAGATCAATCGTGTCGGCAGCAACCACAACGGATGGGTTTGCGAGATCAGACGCTTTCAAGCCAGTGGCGTTGGAAGCAACGTCGTTGGCATACGCATTTGCAGCGTACGGCGAACCACCCGTGAAGCCGAGGTCGAAGGTAGCAGTCGTGTTGGTGGTCTCAGCAGAGGTCACGTTCACGCCAGCCGACAGGACGACGGAGCCAGCAGGCAGGGCAATCACTTGCAGCGTGTCGGCAGCAGCCAGTGCAGTAGCACCAGCAGCCAGACGAGCGGCGATGATCGCGGCGAAGTCCAAGGTTACTTCAAACTTGGAGATGTCGGTGACGTTCGCGGGGTACGCAGCGGTACCCTTATTGAACCCGAGCGAGTCAGTATATGCAGCCATTTCAGAATCCTTTCAAAATTGATAGAAGGGGGGCGCAATGCCCCCCTCAGATTACGAGAACGAGATAACCGACTGAGCCAGAGCTTCGCCCTTGACAACTTTGTAGCCGTAGACTTGCAGACCACGGATGATGTTGCCGAAGGTGGACTCGGAGCGGATGGTTTCCATGTTGGTCATCTGGCTGGCAAACGTGAAGCCCATCTTGTGACCGGCGACGATGTTGTACTTGCCCGAAGACACAGACAGGTTGTGGCTCACGTAGATCGTGAAGCGGTCAACCATACCCAGACGACCGTTACGGACGACAGACATGCTGTCACCAGTCAGCGAAGCGTCTTTCAGTTCCGACTTCTTGATCAGACCAGCCATCTTGGCAGGAATGACGATGAAGCGGTCGCTCTCAGGAGCATTGGCTTCGTCCAGCACGGTGCCCATGTCAACCAGCAGGTCAACCACGGAGACAGTACCACCAGCGCCATCCTTAGTCACGACCAGCGGAGCGCCAGAAGTGCCGAGGTTGAACGACAGGGACTGCTCACCAGCGGTTGCGCCTTTGTTGAAAGACGAAATGCCGGGCAGGATGTCAGTCAGAACGCGCTGGTCGATCTTGATTTTCATACGCTCGGAAGCGTCTTTCGACCAAGTGTCCATCAAGTTGATGTCAGCCTGAACCTTGTCCACATCATCTTCAACGCAAGCGAAGTACTCGCCTTTGTCGATGATCAACTGGAGCTTTGGCTTGTCTGGGTTCTCAACGGTCAGGGTTTGGCCCTTCACGTAGTCACGGATGGTGATCTCAGGGGTGGTACGGATGTTGACCGTATCGCCGTACTGACGAATCTCACCTTCGTAGGTGGTGTTCGAGATAGCTGCGAGCACGGTGGCGTCGTAGAAATTCTCGATCAATTTACCAGACCAGATTTCTGGGATGAAGTTGCCGCTGTAATTTGGGCGACCGGGGGAAACGGGATAAGACATGAGAAAACTCCTCTAATCAGGCAGGGACTTGGATACGATTTTCTCGCTGGGCGGCGAAAATATCGCGTTCGATGCGGTCACGTTCCGGCTCCCGACCTTTGTATTTACCCGAGCGGACATCGTTAAAAAAGGTAGTGATGTCAGCAGGGGCGTATACGCGGCCTTTATTGGAGGCAGGCGCTCCGGTGCTACGTGAGCGACCGGGGGTAACCTGTTTCTCCAACTCGGAACTGGAAGCGCGACCAGTGGGTTGAGCAACAGCGGCTTGTCCAGTGGAATCCAACCAAGCCCGGAAGAAATTACCAACACGTGGTGCGTCAAGCGCACGTTGTGCATCGTCAAGGTACGTCTGGCGTGTGATGCCAGTAAGCGGGTCAGCGGCGAGCAGCCAAGACTGGAAGTCCTGATTGTCGTTCACGTCGCGCCACGTTGGAACAGCCCGTGTGAGGTCAGCCCAGAAGGCTTGCTCGGAGGAGGCAGCTTGGCGCTGTGCTACGGCTTGCACCTGTGGCACCACGTTCTGCTGCATCTGCCGCAACATACCTTCAATCTGTGCAAGGCGCTGCGCCACGGGGATTAACTCCTCGCGGGAGACCTTGCGCATCACATCAATCGACTCGCCATATTCCTCAACGTCTTTGTCAGACACGATCTTTTCGACCACGGCTTCCTGACGTTGCTGAGACTGGCTCGACTGCTGCGCTGAAAGTGTTGCAAGCAACTGTTCCATCTGCTGCACACGGTTCGTCATCTCCCGGTTCTGCTGATGCAGACGGGGGACTTCGGCGTTGTACATACCCTGAAGCGTCTTGTACTTCTGTACGACACTTTCTTCTGGGACTTTTTCATCATCGGGTGTTGACTCGTTGCCCGATGAAAGAGCAGCGTTATTCGACCCAAGGTTCTCGTCGGCTACTGAACGTGTAGGTGCGGGCTCACCAGACGCAGCGGGGCCATCGGCTTGAGGGGTTACCTCGCCTGTTCCACTGTCGTTGTTGAGTTGCTTGTACAGTTCTTGTACAGCCTCGGTCTGCTTGCGAATTTGCTCTGGAAGTGCCATGTTGAACGCTCCTATCGGTGTGCGTGATTAGACGGCGAGTTTTTTCATAACTTTGCCGCCAACGCAGGGGATTCTTTGGCGAACTTATACAGTTCACCCAATACCTGACAGCGCCCCTGAAACACTGTCGGGTTGTTTATTGCGCTTGGAAGCGACTCCAGTTCCCGCATCCGCCATTCTTCCAGCCACACCAGAAACTCCGGATGCTGTCGAACGATGGTAGCGAGTACCTTGATCGCTTGAGGTTCAGGCTTAATCATGCGGCCTGTCCACTCACGCGGCTTTGAACTGTGTTGGCTTCCATCCCACCTTTGGGAGAGCCGTCAGGACGCTCGGGGGTAGCTGACGGGGCTGGCGCTTGTTGCGCCGCTCTCGCCTGCATACGACCCTGATAGTCCGACTTCTCCCGAGATGGAACAACTTCCTCCACAGGCATTTGCAACCCTTTAGCCACTTCCCGTAGGATGGTGGCTCGTCCTTCCTTCCCAAGAATCTCAAGATCAATGGGGTTGGCGGTTGCGTTGAGGAACTCGATGCGGCGAATGTTGACAGTTTCCTTGACGGCGAGATTGATCGCGCCCTTCGCTGAAACTTCAACGTCGCCCTTGATGGACTCATCCTCGTCGTAGCGCATGTTGTACACGAACTGACGAAGGACAATTGGTTTGACCACATCGGTGTCGATGTGCATCACGACTTGCCGGATACCCTTGCCTGCCGCGCCCATGAGCATGGACAGGCCAGACGATGTGCGGCCAGCACCCTGAACATTCAGGTCGCCGTAGACGTACGCAGGGATACCGGAGTGGTCATCGGCCAGACGGCTGAACTTCTCGTAGACAGCCATCAACTCGTTGGCACGTGAATCAGGCTGCGTGAACCGGATGGCCGGAGCACTGGAGCCAACGGGGTCGTTGGTAACCTGCCAGATTTTCCACGGGGTCAACTGGGTGATGTCCTCGTTTGGCGGGATGCGCTCAAGGTTGACCTCAACCTGCGGGCCAGAGGAGATGCCCATGTTGTTCACCAATGCCCTTGCGGCAGCGTTACACACGCCTTGCAGGTCTTCAATGATCTTGGGAATACCCTTGCCCCAGAATGCGCCCGGACACTTGATAAACGAGGTTTTGGCGTACGGTTTCTCGCCGAGGGGGTCATAGTTCAGCACCGCCTTGATGACGTAGTTGCCGACCAGCCACACGTTGGCGTCGTACTCACGGGCCGAATCGGGCACATCTTCCTCCGACAGACCCCACTCGATGAGCATCTTGCCGCTGACTTTGCCCCAGAATTCAAGCGCGTCGAACTCGGTAGTTGGCCGCATGTACGAGTAGAACTTGCGCTCCTCCTCGTCCTTTTGCAACTCCACATCCTCACCAATCCACGACAAACCGTTGCCGATTTCCAGCACTTTGCGGATGGCATCGTCGTCGTAGCCCGGCAAACCGATCATGTCGGCCAGCGTCATGCGGGACATGCGGTGATGCTCGAACAGGTAGCCTTCGTTGATCGTGCTGATGCCCGGCTCGGGGTAGATACGGAACGGGTCAACGCGCTCGTACTCGGGGCCAAGGCGCTCAATGGGCTCGACCACGGTGCGGCCAGTGGCGTCAGTCTTCCAGCCCAGCGTGCGCTGACGGCGGACAATCGGGCCTTTGACGAACGCAGCAGGGTGCGTGACCAGATCGGTGATGAAGTCGTTGAACGAACTCTCCCAGCCGCCTTGTGCGAACTGGTCTTGAATCTTCAGCTTCATCCTGTCGGCCCGCATCTGTGCATCGTGCAGTACCTTGAAGCGGTAGTCCTGCGAGACCATCTCGCGCATCTCGCTCATCTCCTCACGGGTGGGAGCTTGGCCGATTTCACCGACCATCTTCAACACGCGCTCGGCAAAAAGCTCCTGCACATCCCGCGTCTGGGCAGGTGACAGGTCAGGGATGGGGGTAGCAGTCAAGTCCCAAGGGGGCGAGCCGTTGTCCAGCAGGATGTCGCGCAACCACGACTCAGCCGCACGGCACTTGACTTCGGTGATCATCATGTACAACTCAGAGCCGCCCTGACCCTGAATCTGCTTGAGCTTGTCGGCCTCGTACTGGCCGTTGCGCTGACGCAGCGCTTGGAGCATCTCCTGCTCGATGGGCCGCTTGGCCATCTGGGCTGCATCCCAGCACTCACGCAGGTAGGAGGCAAGGCCGAGGATGATGGGCTGGTTCTGGCGCTCTTGTAAAGCGCGGTCAGAGACTTCCTGCTCTTGCTTTGCAAGGTCAGTGTTGTTGACAACCCGCAGGAATGTCAGACCGGCCATCAGGACTCCGCTTCCGGTTTTTTGTTGGTCTTCATCTCACGCGCTTCCATCATGTCCTCGATGTCCATAGGTGGTGGCGTGTATGCGTACACCTCAAATGGCTTGGGCTTACCAGCCATACCGGAGGTATCCATTTTCGGGTTCGTCGAAAAGATTTCGTACGACTTACCAGCTTTCGATTTCGGCATTTTCATGGTCGTTCCTTACCTACATATCGGTGTTCTACCACGAAGTATACACACGAGCAACTAAAAAGAAACCCCCAGATCGCTCTGAGGGTTAACCCTTAATGGGACGGAGGTGACAACTCCCGTCCAGTATAGCGCTTCATGTCCATCCTGCGCTTGCCGCACGCTTTATTTCTCGGCGCATGGGCATGTGCCCACCTTCCCCCGCGCTGGCGATGTGCAGCATCAGGTACTGGAGCGCCTCGGCTACGTGCGAGTGTTTGTTTTTGTCGATGTCCCCGTCGCCCTTGGGCTTGTAGCGGTACCCACCCATCATGGCGGCTTTAAGCTGGGTGCATCTCGGGTCGAGCAGGAAGCCGGGGTCACCGTCCACTTGCCGCATGAGGTACTCGTCCACCGCGTTGACCCGCGCCGAGACGCTGTTGGTCTTGGCAGGGATAACCCGCATACCCTCAGCCCGGATGATGTCCACTGCCGAGCGCTCGTCGGTCTGCGCCCGCTGCACACCTGCCGGGTCAACGACGATGAGCACGGGTGCGCCGGGAAACCGCTCGTAGAGCAGCGGCTTGAGCATGGTGCGGATGAACCGCTGGGCCCCCATGTCGAAACTGACGCACTCGTCGAGCACCAGTGCCCGTCCGCGTGGGTCTTGCTGGCCGATGACCGCCGCAGGTGTAAGCCCCAAGTCCATCCCCACGACGATGGGCCGAACCCCGTTGATGATGGAACGCAGCGGCCCCTTCGCCATGTGGTAGTCGGGCCGGAAGTATTTGTACACCGGCATACCCGCCGACGACAGCCCATACTCTCCGTCGATGTAAACCCGCACGTATTCCTCGCTGCGGCCCTGTGTATCGTAGTACCCGTCCGGCAGGTTCTCGATGTTCTCAGCGTAAGGACTGCGCCCCGACGGCTGCTTGAACACGTCCCATCCGTTGTTGTTGGGCGACACACCGTCCTTGATGTCCAGCCCCTCCATCTGGTAGTACCACCACGTGTCCATCGTCGGCGGGTTGGTATCCGCCCACATCCCATGCCATGTCGGCCCGCCGTCCTTGGCCGAGGGGAACCGCCCAATCCGTTTGGACATGGCGTCCACAATATCCGGGTGGATGTCGCGGCACTCGTTGAACCACGCGAAGGTCAACTCCAACGAGTTCAAGTTGGCGACGTCGTCAGCGTCATCCAACGCCCGAAACATAATCTCGCACTCCACATCGCCAACGCTGAACAGGTAGGTCTTGGTGGTGCGCATGTACTGCCCACACTGCCCCGGCGGGAACCAGTCGAGGAACGTCTTGATGGTCGTGTCCTGTAACTGCCGCACGGTTTCCCGCACAACCGCTGCCCGTGACCTGCGCTTGCCCGTAGCATCGGGCGCTTGCATGGACGCTCTGCGGATGACCTCGAACGAGCAGGTCACTGACTTGCCCGAACCGACCGGCCCCATCAGGGTGCGCATCTTGGCGTTGGACGCCATGAACTTCTTGCCCGTGGGCGGTGGGGTGTACGAAATATCAAGCGCCATACTGCTCCAGTAGCATCACCACGAACTCACGTCCGTGCTTTTTTGTTGTGACAATCTTCGTGCGGTACGACCGACTCAACCACTTCAAGTTGGTCTCCAAGTTTGCCGCCTCACTGGCGGTCTTGAACTTCGCTGCCTGCATCCCGTCGAACGTCTCGTTAAATAAAGCCTGAATGCTCGATGGTAGTGGCATCTTCTATCTCGGTTGTGGACGCTTCGATGGTGCGCATGTCGCGTGCATCCGGCCCCAAGTTGATCGTGATCTTCACACCGCCACCGCCTACATCTCCCGGCCCTGCATCCTTGGGCTCCAGCCCGGCCCACTTCACCGTGGACTTGATCAGGTCGGCCTTGACTGCGGGTGACACATCAGCGCTGTGGATGAGCAACCAACTGGTGGTGAGCAACTCCTCGGCCTGCGCACGCGCCTTGAGCTTGAAGGTCATACCCTTCTCCCTCACCTCGGTGCGGTAGTGCTCCACCTTCTTGAGGAACACCGGGTCGGCGTTGAACTTGAGGATGTCGTTGGCATTGATGTTGTGCCGGGTGATGACTTCCTGCAAAGACTCGCCGCTGCCCTCCAGTGTGAGAGCCACGTCGAAGGCCAGTCGGTCTGACCACTTGGTGTGATTGAGTGGGTGGTTATCCATGAGCGCAGATTATGCCGTATGTACGCTGCTGTCAAGAGGCATGTGCTTGGGTGGTGGTCAGGTAACTTTACACGTTCCTTTTTGGGGGGCGCGATTTTTTGGGAATGGGGCAAGTGGGGGGTCTAACTTTACACGTGCTTTTTGTGGGTCGTGGTTTAAGGAGTTGGGGTATATAGGGGCCGGGTCGCGGCTGGCAGGCCATGTACCCCCCCTCCCCCTGCCTCGCTAGCGCCCGCAGCGGCAAGGCGCGAAGGAATAACCCTACAGTCTGGTCGGGTATATTCTCCCCTGCTACTTGACATTATCGTATAGTTTGATAGTCTGAATTTGTCGATGCAATCTTGCACTGACAGGGCGGTAGCAACCGCTACCGCTCTTTAACAATCTGTACTGGAGTTCTACTATGTCTGCAAAGACCTTTGAAGGTGCCGTTTCCGTTGTTCAAAATTCCAAGGGTGAGATCGCTATCAAGCGAGACCCCGAAGGTAAGTTTACAGCAGCCGATGCGGCAGAGATTTACAGCAAGATCAAAGAGTTCAGCAAAAAGCTGAAGTCACCGATCAACAAGTACTCTCTCTTTGTCACTGAAGGCGGCACTGAACCGCTGCTCTTGGCAAATCGTTTCGGTAACCCCTACATTGCCCTGCTGGGCAAGCGGGCAGAAACCGCAGCGAAGCGCACAGTGACAAAACTGGCCTGATAGTGTGAGATCGCAGGGAGCACAGGCTCCCTGCCTTCTTCTTTACCCTTAAAACTGGAGAATGATATGAATTATTTGATGACCCTTGCCGGTGCCACCATGATCGGCTGCTCCCTGACTGTTCTAATCCCTGAAGGCAACTGGCTTTGGGTTGCAATGTTCGGTCTGGGCTGGATAATCCTCACGATCTCAGCTCGCAACGAGTGTGACCGCGACCGATGAGATGTAAGGCCCGCGAAAGCGGGCTTTTTCTCGTTCTAAATTTGTGTAAAGTGCCACGTTACGTCCGCTTTTCCTCGTTCATGTATAAATACACTATACGTCGGGGGGTCATGGCTCGCACTTACGGCGACTTTACACCCTTATACGTACAGTATACAGCAACTTTACACAATTTCACGGGTAAACAGGCTAAACTGACACAATCTAACTATACGCTCCAACAATCTGTTCTTAACTATACGCAATTTAGTGGAATTTAGATCGTAAAACCTTACATACCTTACACGTAAAGTAGTCCAGATTAGCCATATGAATCAACCACTTACGAAAAAGAGAAAGCCAATATATACACTACAACAATCTAACAATCTGTATAATCTGTGATTTTTTCATACCCTTTCCTATACAAAATTATTTCTGCTCTCATTTCATAATATGGCATAGACACTTTCTAATTTTGTAGCGCCACATTACTTCCAAAACCACAGATTATGCAGATTGTATAGCACACTATCCAGCATCCATGCGGGTTCCCACGATCTATTGGCAATCTATTCCCACCCCTATTTCACAGATTGTTTACACTGTCAAGTTAGATTGTTGCACTAAATTCCCTTATAACTTGACATGTTCTTGGACAACTGCGGCCAACTTGACATCGGCGGCGGGGCGGGGCAGACTGGTTTTGGGCAGCGATTCCGCTGTTCACTGTCTTATAACCCTCGTTTAAGGAGCCATCATGGCTAAGATTTATCAAGGTAAAGTTTCTCTGTTCAGCAACCTCAAGAAGGAAGTGGTTGTAAAGCCTGATGTTGACGGCAAGTTTGACAGCGAATCTATCGCTGAACTTTACAAGACTATGCTCACAGTAGCCAAGTCCAACAAGTTGACACCCAAGGTTTTCAAGCCAGAAGCGACTGGTGATACACCAGTGTTGATGTCTGACCGTTGGGGTAAGCCTTACATCGCTCTGTTGCCAGAACGCAAAGCCCCCGGTGCTGTGAAGATTACTGTTGTCAAGTTGGCTTAATCGTATCGGTTTGCAGTGTGCCGTCTCACACTGCGTTTTTACTGGAGATAGACATGATCAAGTCATCTGTGAAAGTTGTCAGTGAGTTGTTTGAACTCGACCTTGTGGATGAGATGCAGTGGGAAGAAATTGCTGATGAACGGGGGTTGATGGTATCCCTGTCAGAAGCTGGCTATGAAGAAGCCGACAGCGAACCACTGTACGGTGTGTTCCTCAGCACTGAGGGCAGCATCTACTCGTACACCGACTGGTTCTACGACGGTGACACATCAGCGTTCAGCACCCTTTGAGACCGCCGCTGACATATCAGCTTACAGCCCATGTGACAGTGGGTTGTGGGATGCGATGTTGCATCACTACTGGAGACTATATGAAAGTAGCAAACAAGGAGTGCAGGGCACTGGTACAGCGGGAGCATCCTTTCCAAGGGAACAACCTGTTCGCTCAGTTCTGCACTCAGAACAACACCGATGGAACCAACGGCCCAGACATGTGGTATGTGGTTTACAGCTACGGTGCTCACTGGCCGCTGTTCGTCAAGGCTAACGGTGTATGGTTTGAGAACGAGGAGAGGCACAGCGTTACCACCTCCAAGCACCGTACACAGTCTCACCCTCACACTTCCACAGTGCTGTTGTCCGCTGAATGGATGAAACGACTGGCCCGTGGGGGGTACGCTGCTATTGCCAAAGAGCGCATCCTGACAGGGGTCTCAGCATGAAAACCTACAGCATCACCATCCGAGCCACGGTAACCAAGACCCTGCAAGTTCAGGCTGACAACGAGCAGGATGCCGTCGAGATGGCGAACGAGGAGTTCAGCGTGGAGAACGACCACAACGATGAGAACTACGAGCAAGACCTGCTTGGCGTCATCGAGGAGAAGCCGTGACCAAGGAGGAGTTGCTCACCAAGTACCGCACCATCAACACCGAGTATGACGAGTGGTACGACTGTGTGTACAGCAACTTCACCGAGGATATGAAGGCCAAGGGCATCGAGGTGCAGCGCATGTTCTACAGTGGCTTTTGGTCACAGGGGGATGGTGCTTGCTTCGATGGATGGATTGAGGACGGACGAGTGTTTCTCGACTGTCACTTTACACCTGCTGACTTCCCCATGATACGCAAGCTGTTGGACTGTGGAGGGCGTATCAAGCTGTCAGTAATACAGAGTGGGCACTACTACCACGAGAACTGCACTGTGTTCGACAGCGACTGTGACCGGCTTGACTGGTACATCGACAGGCCATCGGAGCTTCAGGAGCAGGTTGTCGAGGCTTGGCAAGTCCTGCTGGATGCTGAGATGGACGACTTTGAGACTCAGGCCAAGGAGATTTTCAGAAACCACATGCGGCAGTTGTACAGGAACTTGGAGAAAGAGTACGACCACCTGACCAGTGACGAAGTGGTGTGGGACTGGATAGTAGCCAACGAGATGACAGATGAACTAACACAAGGAGATGAAGCATGAGTGCTGAAGACAGACGATACCTGTGTGTACAGTGTTACGGAGGGCATGTGGAATACCGCAGAGCCCAGCTTGGCTACCGAACCTGTCTGCCCTGTGGGGAGGCTACTGCCAAGCAGAAGAAACACACTGTGGCCCCGATGAACAAGAGCAATTACATGCTGTTCACTGACCCAGAGATGCTCAAACAACTTAACCCAAAGAGGACGACATGAAGATGAGTCGTATGGTTATTGCCACCTCCCGCCCTCTGTGGAGGGTACTGCTTCAGTGGTTCTTCACTGGACTGGGAGTACTGGCGTTCGGACTACTGATGGCTGTTCTGCTCGTAGAGTGGATGGTCGGCTGTGGGGAGTCCTATGTGGACTCCAAGGGTCTAACTCACCCCAACGAGTGTGTGTTTATCAATCGAGGAGATGCCAAATGAGCAAGATAACCATATCCAAGGGCGTGACCGAGGGGTACATCGAGGCGCTGCTCAATAGGGTGCAGTCCGCTATACAGGGGGAGACACTCACCATAACTGAGTTGGAGGGTATGCAGGAAAAGCTCTGGCGCATCGAACATTACATCAACCAAGGAGAGAGCAAATGAAGCGACTGTTTGTGCTGCGGCACGGTAAACGCGGAGATGTGGTCAAGGACATCCACGGCGAGGTCATGTACTTTGGCAACAAGCAAGATGCCAAGGGTTCACGACAGGATGGGCAGGTGGTATCCACTGGCCCCGACCATAAACTTTTCAAAGGAATCTGATCATGCGAGCTACACTTCTCAAGGACACTATCAAGTCCCTGTTCCCCATCCAGCGTACCATCTGCATCGAGGGTGCTCCCGGTGGTGGTAAGACAACCATCGTACATGAAGTTGCCAAGGAGCTTGATGTACCCTGCATCGAACGGCACATGCCGACCATGCTGGTCGAGGACTTCGGTATCCTGTTCCCCGATGGTGACGGCGGTCTGAAGTACCGACTGCCAGACTGGTTCCCTGTCAAGGGCAAAGCCCCAGAGCGTGGCATCCTGCTGTTTGACGACCGCAACCAAGCCAACGGTGACCTTCAAAAGGTGCTGGCAAACATCTGCCAAGCCCGTAATCTGCACGGTGTGTCGATGCCCGATGGATGGCAGGTAGTGTCCACTGGCAACAGGCAGTCCGACAGGGCTGGTGCTAACCGTGTGCTGTCCCATCTGCGTAACCGAGAGACTGTGTACGAGTTGGAGACCCACCTCGATGACTTTACAAGCTGGGCTATTGACAACGATGTAAAGCCAGAGATAATCTCGTTCATTCGCTTTCGTCCCAACCTGCTGCATGACTCTGACCCACAGCGTGACCAGAACCCTACACCTCGATCATGGGTTGAGGGTGTGTCCGATGTGCTTGGTACTGTGCCACCAGAGGCTGAGTACGAGTCGTTCAAGGGTGCTGTCGGTGAGGGTGCTGCTGCTGAGTTCGTTGGGTTCCTGCGTATCTTCCGCAAGCTGCCCAACCCTGACGCTATCCTGCTGAACCCCACTGCTGGTGATGTGCCCTCTGACCCTGCGACTCTGTATGCCCTGTCTGGTGCTATTGCACAGCGAGCTACGGACGGCAACTTCGAGAGGGTCTGTACCTACGCCGAGCGTATGCCACCAGAGTTCAGCGTGTTGACCATCAGCCAAGCAGCACGGCGTAACCCCGACCTTGCCAACACACAAGCGTTCACCAAGTGGTCGATTGCCCACCAAGATGTGCTGTTTTGAGCGATGGTTATTAGTAATCTACTGTGCTTAACACCTACCAACCTGTATAGAGGAGAATCCTATGAATCTAAACGATAGAGCCCTGCTTGTTCAGTTGAACATCAGCCAGTGGACAGCCCGTAAGTACGACAAGACTGCCACACGGCAGGTGGCCGATGCCAACAACACCACGATGGGTGCTGGCCGGTACAACAAGTCGCTGTTGCCAATGAACGATCTGCTTGATCATGTCCACAAGAAAGCGACACTGATTCGGCAGAAGTACTACGACAACACACTGCCGTGGGGTATGGATGGCACGATGATGCTGCCCACCAGCAACTACCTCAACTTCATGTCCGACTTCCGCAAGGAGAAGGGCGAGTGGGAGTCACTGGTGCAGACCTTCGTTGACAACTACGACAGTCTCAAACTCGCTGCCCAGCGGGTACTCGGCAACCTGTACAACGAGTCGGACTATCCACTGCGGTGGCAGGTCTCTGACAAGTTCAGCATGGACATGGCCGTGTTCCCTGTTCCGTCTGCGGACTTCCGTGTAAGCATCGCATCAGCAGAGTTGCTCCGCATCCAACAAGATGTTGAGAAGCGTGTTGCCGATGCACAAGGCAAGGCCATGAGCGAGGTGTGGACTCGGCTGTACGACAGGGTGAAGCACATGGCTGAGAAGCTGGCTGACCCCAAGGCGATCTTCCGTGACTCCATGCTGGAGAACACTCGTGAAATCTGTGCCCTGCTACCAAGGCTGAACTTCAGTGATGACCCTAACCTTGAGGCCATGCGTCAACAGGTTGAAGCGTCACTGATCAAGCATCCTGACGCCCTGCGTAACGACCCCGACCTGCGCCGTGATACGGCAGCAGAAGCTAAGAAAATTATGGACGCAATGAGCGTCTTCATGGGAGCTAAATAACATGCTGACTATCCAACAAATCGCCTTCGACAGGGCCATTAATACACTGACTGGTCTCAAGGCCCAGTACAAGATCATCCTGCCTGATGGTACTGAGTACGGCACCTTGCAAGTGCTGCCTCCTGCCAAGCTGCGGACAAGGGCTGCGAGTCTGCATCCAGTAGGGTCGCTGACCAAGCACTTCATACCGTACCTCAAGGACATGCCACCCGGTGGTGCTGCCAAGGTTCCGTTCGCTGAGTTCAAACCTGAGAACCTGCGGGGTTCGATGGCAGCGTGGTGCAACAAACACTGGGGTACTGGTGCTTCCATCACAACGATTGACCACACTGGCAAGTTCGTTGAAATCGTTCGTCTTAACTAGGAGATTACATGTCTGTTGCTACTGCTCCGGCTGAAGTTCAGCCCCTTACTCCGGCTGAGGAAGCCAAGCTCAAGATCAGACTGGCGAAAGCCAAGACTGCCCTGATTCTTGAGCATCCGTTCATCGGTACTATCGCCCTCGGTATGCCGTTCCTGCTTGACCGTGCAGTACCCACTGCTGCAACCAACGGCAAGCGGGTGGTGTTCAACCCCGACTTCATTGGCACGTTGACAGACGAGGAGCTTAAGTTCCTTGTGGCCCATGAGTGTATGCACCCCATGCTGGAGCACAACTTCAGACGTGGTGAGCGACAGGCTCGGCGCTGGAACAAGGCCGCTGACTACGTGATCAACCAGCTACTGGTCAACGACAACATCGGCAAGATGCCCAAGCAGGGGCTGATGAACCCGCAAATCTACAACGCTGGCAACGGTACTTCGGATGGTATCTACAACATCCTGCCACAAGAGGACGACAGCGGTGAGTACGGCGGTGAGGGTGACCCACTGGACAACTGCGAGGACGGCTCCGGTGGCCCTGCTGAACAGGCTCAGACACAGGCTGAGTGGAAGGTCAAGGTTGCTCAGGCTGCGCAAGCTGCCAAGATGATGGGCAAGTTGTCTGCCAACATGCAGCGACTGGTTGACGAGGTGTTGCACCCCAAGGTTAACTGGCGTGAAGTGATGCAGCGATTCCTCCAGAAGTGCAAGGCTGACACTCGGTCTTGGGCACGGCCTAACCGCCGCTTCATTGCACAGAACCTGTACCTGCCAAGCTCCAGCGGTGAGCAGATGGGCGAGGTTGTATACGCAGTGGATTGCTCCGGCTCCATCACCAGCGAGGTGATCAACCAGTTTGCAGCGGAGATCACGACGTTCAAGGAAGACCTGCTACCGACACGTGTACACGTGCTGTACTTTGACTCTGAGGTCAGCCACGTTGAGGACTACGGCCCAGACGATGCGCTGGACATCAAGCCACACGGCGGTGGTGGTACAGACTTTGCTCCGGTGTTTGCCAAGATCGCTGAACTCAACATCGAGCCAGTTGCTGTGGTGTTCCTGACTGACCTGTGCTGCAACAGTTTCGGCGATGCACCTGACTGTCCTGTGCTGTGGGTTACGACAGACCCCGGTACTGCGCCGTTCGGCGAAGTGGTGGAGATGTGATGCTGCCCCTGCCTGATGGTTACAAGGTGGGGGTAACTACTCGGAGTCGAGCAAAGGCGCAGCACACGATGTTGGGCGACGAGTGGGACATCACCATCTACTACAGGGGGTATGACGCATTCGAGATGGTGAAGCGGTTTGATACCCACGTCCACACCCATCAGTTTGCTGCTCGGCTACCGGGTGGGTCATGGCAGAAGTTTAAGACGATAACGGAGATGACACGAGTGATGTGCATTAAACATAGGATTGGAATACGGCATGACGATCACAGAGACTGAGCTACTGGCACTGGCTGTGTATGCAGCGATGGCAGGGTACATCATGTACCAGCAGCATCTGCTGAAGAAACGAGGTGTCGCACTGGCACTGATGGTGATGTGCATTGAAGACGTGGCACGTGGTACTACCACGGTGGAGATCAAGCACGGCAGGATGTACATCACACACAAAGGGAAGACGGGTTCTATTTCTAATTCAGGTTTTGAAGGGATAAATTAACATGGCAACAGTACGATTTAGCGATGCGCTGAAGACGCAGATTCTCAACATAGCGTCCAAGAAGTTTGTAGACAAGATCGAAGCAGCCAAGAACAGTGAGCCTACAGGGTGGGGTGACTACATCTATGCACAAACCCTCGGCCCCCATCTGGCCGACATGCAGAAACTTCCTGTGCAGTTCTTCAAGATGCGTGACAAGATAATTGTCGCCAAGGTCAATGGACTGCGTTGCAACTTCACCTTCATGTTGAGTAAGCTGATGCCGTTCCCCGTGTCATTCGATTCGTCGTACGGTGCGCAGTACAACGGCTCCTATGGTGACGAGATTGTCCTCAACCATCCCTCAATGTGGGATGACTACCATGCCCAACTGGTGGCGTACAACGAGCGTATCAAGGCAGCAGAGGCAAGGCGTGACGAGTTCGTATCCGCAGTGAAGACTGTCATCACGACCTACTCTACCCTTGCACCGGCACTCAAGGCATGGCCTCCACTGTGGGACTTGATACCTGATAACGTCAAGGATACACACCGACTCATTGTATCCAGAGAAAAGGTAGCACCCGTGCTTACCATCGACCTTGACCGTATCACTGCGATGGCAGCAGCCAACAAGATGGGGTTCTGACGTGGACTACAGCCCACTCATCACCGACTACGCATCGGCAGTGCGCTTCATGCGTAAGTCTACGCTCAAGAAGCTGAGGTCATGGGCAACCATGATCAAGAAGGATGACACGTTCTACTTCATGTACGACCACGTTACGTTCGCATCACTGACATCTGACAACGTACTGACGTTTCTCATCTCGCCGTTGCAGGGGGCTACCATCTCCCGCACTATGAGTAGCTCCCTGAGCAGGGTGTTGCCCATCCTGTGGCGCAGTAAGGGTACGTCCACGTTCGAGCTTTTGTACCACCGCGATGACCCGTCAGGACAACTGCGGTATCAGTACTACGTGAAGGAGCGATGGGACAAGACAGGGCAGGAGTTGTTCGCTGGTGTTGCGTTCGACCTGACCCGTGGTTGCTGCATCAACGCTAGACCCAGACTCACTGACTCAACGGACAGTGAGCGCAATCTTCAGTGGCTACGGGCACTGCGTAAGTTCAAGCGGGGTATCGCAGTCAGAGCCAAGCTCGGTGTGCTGGACACGCTGTGTGAGAGGTCGCACGATGAGATAAAACGCGGAGGGCGTAGTGCGTTCATGCTGAACAAGCCTGACTGGGTAAACCCCAAGTGGGTTGACTACCTGTACAGGTGTATCCGCGATGGGGAATACACTGATGTGCTACTCGATGGCTTTGTGAAATCATCACACGTTAACTGGTGGCGTGGTGAGCGGCCAACCAAGGCGCATGTCGTTGACACTGTTGATGCTGTGTGCAACAAGTTGAGCATTGAGCTACGTAAAAGATTTGGTGTATTCGGAGATCAGTATGGCGAAGAACAAAAAACCAACCAAGAAGTACAGACCACGAGCGAGGTTTGTTAACCCGCTTGGCTACGTCATCGAGAACATATCCCCTGTAGCCAAGCATGACTCGTACCTGATCGACCTCAAGATCAAGAACAGTCAGGCTATGGCAGCACTACTCAAGGGTGCTGCTGTGAAGGACGACATCGACAAGCTGGTGAGCATGAGCAACATCGTGGAGGCGCTGTGTGCCATCGGCTTTGGGAAAGAGTACGCAGCACACGCTGTTGATGGACGTGAGGCAGTGCTGCGCATCGTGTACAGGGCTGTTGAGATTCATCGGTTCGTCCCGACAGGGCCGGAGATCAACGCCTTGAACATGATGATGGAGTTGCATGATGCACAGATGGATGTGATTACGCTTGGCGATATGGACAGGGCGCTGACCTACGCCACCAACAAGATACGCAACAAGGGTGCTACCAAGCTACCCAGATTAACTTTAACAGGAGCATGAGATGACAGACTTAGACACGACACGTGCCAACGACCGGCAGGTGGGCGGTTCGCACTACAAGGAGATGGACGTGCAGCCGTGGGATGTGGTGGACACATGGCCCATCGAGCAACGCATTGGTTACTACCGTGGAGGTGCGCTCAAGTATCTGATGCGCATGGGTAGCAAGGATGAGTCCGCTGTGGAGATCGCCAAGGGGAAGCACTACATGCAGAAACTTCTTGAGATACTTGAGGAGCTTGAGTGATGGACATTGTGACCATCGACTTCGAGACCTACTACGACCCAGTGTTCAGTCTGTCCAAGATGACTACTGAATCGTACATACGCAGCCCTCAGTTCCAAGTCATCGGTGTGGGGGTCAAGGTCAACAACCACCCAACAGACTGGTACACGGGGGAGAACCCCGGCTCGTTCCTAAACTCGCTGGACTACAGCAACAAGGCCATCCTGTGCCATCACACTGCATTCGACGGGGCTATCCTGTCGTGGCACTTCGGTATCAGGCCGAGGCTGTGGCTGGACACACTGTCGATGGCTCGACCAATGCACAGCGTATCTGTGGGTGGTTCACTGGCTGCGCTGACTGCGTACTACGGACTGGGCGTCAAGGGTACAGAGGTAGTCAATGCACTGGGCAAACGCCGTGAGGACTTCTCGCCGGATGAGATGGCACGGTACGCTGAGTACTGCATCAACGATGTGGAGATTACCCGCAAACTGTTCGACAAACTCAAGCAAGGCTTCCCTGCCAGTGAGTTGCTGGTGATCGACCAGACACTGCGCATGTATACCGAACCCGTGATCCAGCTTGACGTGCCACTCTTGCAGCAACATCTTGTGGAAGTAAACGAACGCAAGGCTGCGCTGATCTCCAGTCTGGATGAGACAGGTGCATCCGGTGAAGCACTGACCAAGATGCTGATGAGCAACGACATCTTCGCACAGTACCTCAAGAAGCTGGGTGTCGAGCCGCCTGTGAAGACCAGTCTCAAGACAGGCAAGCAAGCGTGGGCATTCGCCAAGACAGACAAGGGTATGACTGACCTACTCGACCATCCGGACGACCGTGTACAGGCAGTGGTGACAGCAAGGCTGGGAGTTAAATCGACCATCGAGCAGACACGTACCGAGGCACTGATCGGGGTGGCTGGACGGGGTGCGCTGCCCATCATGCTCAACTACTACGGCGCACACACAGGCCGCTTCAGTGGGGGTGACAAGCTCAACCTACAGAACCTGCCAGCACGTGGCAACAACACCATACGCAGGGCACTCAAAGCACCAGAGGGGCACATGATCATTGCATGTGACTCGTCACAGATTGAGGCCCGTGTAGTGGCGTGGTTAGCCAAGCAGGAGGACTTACTTGAAGCCTTCAGGCAGAACAGGGATGTGTACTCTGAGTTTGCCAGCGAGGTGTATGGCCGTACCATTACCAAGGCTGACAAGGTGGAACGCTTCGTCGGCAAGACCTGCATCTTGGGACTAGGCTACGGCATGGGTGCTGAGAAGTTCCGGCGCACACTGGAGATCGGACAGGGTGGTATGAACGTGATCATCGACCTCAACGAGGCCGAGAGGATTGTGCGTCTGTACCGGCAGAAGAACTTCCGCATCGTCGGGTTGTGGTCAGCGTGTGGCCACGCATTGTCAGGCATGGTGCAAGGGCGCAGCGGTATGTTGAACGAGCAGGTGACCTACGACAACACCGGCGTAACACTGCCCAACACGTTGAAGATTCAATACCACGGGCTGCGGCAGACGGCCAACGGGTTCGACTACATCGCCGATGTGCGGTCGTATCGCAAGGCAGTGACAGCACGGGTGACTGCGGGTACTGAGGCCGAGATCAACCGCACCAAAATCTACGGCGGCAAGATGACAGAGAACGTGGTGCAAGCACTCGCTGCTTTGGTTATCCGTGAACAGATGGCTGCTGCCCGTAAGCACGGCATCCTCACTACGTTCCAAGTGCATGACGAGATCGTCACCGTAGCGGCGAGCGACACAGCCGCACAGACACAGCAACTTCTTGAGAGTGTGATGTCTACGCCACCAGTCTGGGCACCGACCCTGCCAGTGGCCTGTGAGTCCGGCATGGCAAGCAACTACGGAGATACATGATGGTCAACGCATTCAACTGGCGGCAGTACACCGACGAGGAAAGAGCCAAGCGGGGTGAGACACGCAACGAGAACGAAACGTCCCGCAAGCGCAGCATTGCATCGACCAAGGCCATCGAGCGAGAGCAGGTGGACAACCCACACTACGGCACTGTCGGCATGACCAAGAAGACAGCGGAGTTGATCGCACTCAAGCCCAAGACGTTCACGATCTACAGCCCAGTACGCAAGGGGGAAAGCAAATGAACAAGACACTGGAAGCATGGCTACGTGGGTACATCCTGTTCGATGTAAACGGCACGAGGTTCCTGCGCTACAACGCAGCACTGGCCCAGCGCAAGGCCACTGCGGGTGACGTGGAGTTCAACGGGCTGCACATCTTCAGAGGATGGCGATGCTTTTTTATACGGTTCGATACACCGAAGGGGAACATATGACTGATGTATTTAAACTGATCGAGGTCAACGGCCTGACGCTGCACGGGGACATTGAACATTTCGCTGAGCTTGTCCGTGCTGATGAGCGTGAGGCAATGGTGGCTGAAGCCTTGGCACATGATGATGCAGACGCAATCATCATCCAGTACCACGAATCAACAATCAAATGGCTGGAAAAACGCATTGAAGAATTGACGGCACAGCCAGAGCAGGAGCCGCTTGACTTCGCATACGTTATGGAGGCTGGCGATGACAGATGGAAAAAGCTGCCCATACAGGAGCGCAACTTCTGCCAACGCTGCGGCAAGCGCACTGCTGACCTGACCACGATTCACACATGCACGCCACCGAAAGAAAACAAATGAGCAACATCAAAGAGATCAAGCGGGAACCACGCAACCACGAGGTGCTGAAGTTGTTGGCTGCTGTCACTGAGCAAGTCATCGAGTCGGGCAACGCAAGCGAGGTGTTCATGCTGGTGAAGATCGACGGGGACTACCATCGTTTCTCGTCCGGCATCACTGACTTGATGCAACTTGTTGCCACGCTGGAGCTTGCCAAGTACGACGCCTTGCAACGCATGTCGGCGTGATGTACACTGGCTTTTCCAATTAACAGTACACCGCAGGGATACCCCCTGTGGCTATGACCTATGCGCCTTGCTCATTCCTACTCGTCCATCACCTTGTACGAGAACTGCCCGTTGCGGTACTACCGCCAACGAATCCTTAAAGACGTGGTGGACGGCGGGGGCGAAGCCAGCAAGCACGGCGAACGGGTACATGCGTTCCTTGAGAACCGGCTCAAGGGCACAGACCTACCGCAGGAGATCATCAACTACGAGCCGCTGTGCAAATCGGTCGAGCGCATCGCCAGCAACGGTGAGTTGCACATCGAGAAGGAGTTGGTTCTCAACGACAACCTTACACCAACAGGTTGGTGGGATGCGGACGCATGGCTGCGAAGTAAACTTGACGTGCTTGTAATCACAGGCAACGATGCAGTGGTCATGGATTGGAAGACGGGCAAGCGCAAAGTGGACTTTTTCCAGATGCAAATCTTTGCGGCACAGGTGTTCAAGCACTACCCGCAGGTGCAGCGGGTGAAGACCAGTCTGGTCTGGCTCAAGACGATGGAGATGGACACCGAGGTGTACAACCGAGAGGATGTCAACACTGTGTGGGCCGAGATTATGAAGCGCATCCAGCGTATCCACACCTCACTGGAGCATGACAACTGGCCCGCGAAACCCAGCGGGCTGTGCCGGTTCTGTCCAGCCCGACATGACTGTGACTTTGCTAGGGTTTAACCTAATTAAATACTTGACACAAGCGTAAAGGTAGGTGATACAATGAGTGCATTGACCCCCGAGGGTAAGGTTAAAGCCAAGGTAGTGAAGCTACTCAAGGCGATGAACATCTGGTACTTTTTCCCAGCGAACAACGGGTTCGGCAAGTCAGGGATACCAGACATCATTGCCATCGTGAGCGGGGAGTTTGTTGGGATTGAGGTCAAGTCTGCCACTGGCAAGCCGACCGAGCTACAGAAAATCTGTGGTCGGGAGATCAAGGAAGCCGGTGGTACGTGGGTGGTGGTATCTGACGACATTACATTGATGGCGCTTGAGGCGATCATCGAGAACAGAAGGTAACGACATGCTGGTAGTTGAGAAGTCAAGGGCGATTGCGCTGAAGTTGAACAACCCCAACAGGGTACTCGACAGCATCCCCACGGCCAAGACAATTGAAGTGCAGGGGGTGACACTGGTCATCACGCCACATCAGCTTGATGAAGTCAAGGTGCTGCGCAATCTGGGCATCGAAGCCCCATCCCCTATCCTGCACTACTACCCGTGGCCGGGCCAGTACGTACCTTACGACCACCAGAAGCAGACGGCAGCGTTCCTGACCTTGCAGCATCGGGCACTGGTACTCAACGAGATCGGTACTGGCAAGACCCAGAGCGCACTGTGGGCAGCGGACTACTTGCTCAAGACCAAGAAGATCAAGCGTGTCCTGATACTGTCGCCGCTGTCCACACTGGAGCGGGTCTGGGGTGACGCCTTGTTCACTGGCTTTCCACACCACAAGTTCGTGGTGATGCACGGCACGGCAGAGAAGCGGCTGAAGTTACTCAAGCATGACGTACAGTTTTATATCGTCAACCATGACGGGTTCCCCATCATCAAGGAGCAGTGCCACGGCATGTTCGACCTGATCATCGTGGACGAGGCAGCAGTGCTGCGCAACCCATCGACGCAACGGTTCAAGATATTTCGCAAGTGGGCAGACAATAACCCATCAGCACGTTTGTGGTTGATGACCGGAACACCTACGCCTAACGACCCGACAGACGCATGGGCTTTGTCCAAGCTGATCAACAGCCCGTTCTGCACCAAGACGTATACCGCGTTCCGTGAACAGGTGATGATGAAGATAGGCCAGTGGAAGTTCGTGCCACGTCCGGAGTCAACGGAGATTGTCAAGCACATCCTCCAGCCATCGGTGCGGTACACACGGGACGAGTGCTTTGACTTGCCAGAGACCATCGTGCAGACAAGGCAGGTGGCCCTGACCCCAGAGCAGAAGAAGCACTACGAGCAGATGCTCAAACATTTCGTGACCGAGATGACACAGGAGCGCGTGTCCGGTGGAACCATCACGGCAGTCAACGAGGCAGTCAAGGTTCAGAAGTTAGTGCAGATCGCTTGCGGCGTGGCGTATGGCGATGACGGTCAGAACATCCTGATCGACTGTTCCCCACGGATTAACTTGGTCAAGGAGATCATCGAAGAAGCAGGAGAGAAAGTAATTCTGTTCGTCCCACTGACAGGGACACTCCACATGTTGGAGAAAGAACTGAGCAAGCACTGGTCTGTTGGCGTTGTCAACGGTGCGGTGTCTGCGTCAGAGCGCAACAGGATATTCCAAGGGTTCCAGCACGAGCGTGACCCACATGTATTGATCGCCCACCCCGGCACGATGGCACACGGTCTGACACTGACCTCAGCCTCAACGATTATCTGGTACGGGCCGATCAACAGCAACGAAGTCTACGTGCAAGCCAATGGTCGTATCGAGCGCATCGGCAAACGCAACGTGTCCAACGTCATCCACATCGAGGCGACAGACCTTGAGCACAAGATGTACGAGCGGCTGCGTACAAAGCAGAAGCTGCAAGGCTTGCTGCTGGACATGATTAGTGAACTTACAAATAAGAGGTGATGACATGAGTGAATATGCAGAGGAGATCGCGTCCCACGCCAGAGCAAGGATGGACGTACCTAACGTGGACGATGTGATCGGCACGTACATGAAGCTACGTAGGCAGAAGGAAGCCATCGAAGCAGAGATCAAAGACAAGGTGTCCACGATTGAGGCCAAGATGACCAAGCTCGAAGCGTGGATTAAAGCTCAGGCCGACCAGCTTGGAGTGTCCAGCTTCAAGACAGCGCACGGTACAGCGTTCCTGACAACCACCGACTTTGCGAACGTGGCCGACTGGGATGCAGTGCTGACGTTCATCCGTGAGAACGATGCGTTCGACATGCTGGAAAAGCGTGTGAGCAAAACAGCCGTGCGTGGATACATCGACCTGACCAAGGCCGTCCCGCCCGGTATTACATACGGCACTAAGTTGAGCGTTAGTGTCCGCAAACCAACAGTCAAAGCTGAGGACTAGACCATGATTAAAAACTGGCTCCGCAAAACACTGCGGAATATATTGCATGATGACGTGGCAGCACGTGAGTACGTCATCGAGGCGGGTCGCGCCAACAAGATACAAGACATGCTGGGTAGCAGCGGCGCTGCACTGGTGGCGTTCAAGATCGACAACGGTTACCTCGTGCGTACTATGAACCAAGAATCCATCCTCCACGGTGAGCGTATGGGTGGGTTCACTTACTGCGCTGATCGCCAAGCAATCGCTGATCACATCGTGGTCGCTGCTGCCAAAGAGAAGCTGGGCATTGAGCCAGCATGGGGAGGTTCCATCTCCGGCCAGTACACCACCGCTATCGGTAAAGGTGGCACAGGTCATACCGTAGTCAGCGGTCGCAACACATCACAATTTTTCGTCAACCAAGGAGTCTCAAAATGAGCAACATCGCCCTCGTGAATCTTACCGTCCCCGCCCACCTCGCATCCCGTGTTGGTGTTCCATCTGCGCTGTCCCAGTCCATGACTGGTGGCCTGTCCACAAGTGAGTCGTTCCCACGCATCAGTATCAAGGGTTCACGCTTTCGCATCGTCGAGGGTGACACCGAGACTGTGCTGGAATCCACGACCCTCGACGTGGTAGTTGTTGGTGCGAACCCCCGCCTGTCCAAGTCATGGTACGCCAAGGCATGGACGAAAGACGCCGAGCCACAAGCCCCTGATTGCCAGTCGTTGGACGGTGTGTCCCCTGACGCATCAGCTACCGACCCGCAGAACGACCTGTGCGCAAGCTGCCCACAAAACGCATGGGGTTCCAAAGTGACTGACAATGGTCAGCAGATCAAAGCCTGTGCTGATACCAAGCGTCTGGCTGTGGTCTCTGCCGATGACCCGACTGGCCCGATCTACCTGCTGTCCGTTACTCCGGCTGCACTCAAGGGATTGAACCAGTACCAGAAAGAGTTGTCCGTCCGTGGTATCCCGCCAGAGATTATCAAGACCCGTGTGTCGTTTGACACTGATGCTTCGTTCCCCAAGCTGAAGTTTTCCTTCCACGGATTCCTTGAGCCTGAGACTCAGGAAGTTGTTGATACACTGTTCGGTACACCAGCCGTGCGTGAGATCACTGGTGAGAATTCAAAAGCCGTGGCCGTGCCCCAGATTGCACGTGCTGCTGCACCAGTTGTGCCGAAACCCGCTGTCAAAGCAGTGGCTCCCGTTGAGGAACCTGCACCTGCCCCTGCACCCGCACCGGCTGCTGCTCCAAAGCGTGGTTTCGGCGCTCCCGCCAAGGCAACACCGGCCCCAGCAACCCCTGCTGCCAAGCCTGTGCAAGCCAAGGCTGCTCCTGTACAGGTAGCAGACGCGCAGTCGTCGCTGTCACTGGCTGACGAGATCGCTGCACTGGTCGGAGAGGTGGCCGCAGATGACGCCTAAACCGACACTGGAATTTTCCAAGGTCGAGGCGCTCCGCAAGCACATGCTCCTCACGACTCAGGATATGTCCGAGTTGCTAGGAGTGTCCCGAATGACTTATTATGGCTGGGTGAAGGGCAAACCCCTTCGCAAATCCAACGACGAGGCAGTACGGACAATGTTGCGGCGCTTGCTGACGGTCATCAAGAACCACCAGTGGCCTCCACCAGAGGTGATTGCCGCAGACCAGAAGCAGCGCAAGGAGCGGCTCGTAGCCGTACTTGATTTAGATAAATGAGGTAGCAGGGGGAGCAATCCCCCTGTTCCAGCAGGGGCACAATGAACACGTTGAACTTTCTTCAGCGGGTTCTACCGTCGGAAGGTTTCTTTGTCACAACCGTCATCAATGCAGACGGTAACAGGCAGGGATTCTTTTCCTCAGTAGACGATCTCGCAAAGGCAGTGCTGGGCTTAGACCAGCGCGGCAACAACACATACTTCGCCATCTCCGCATTCACGGAAAAGGGAAGTCGCAAACAAGAGAACGTCCGAGCCACCAAGGTGATTGCGCTGGACGTTGACTGCGGTGAGAACAAACCCTTCCCCACGTGGCGTGAAGGACTGGCCGCAACAGGTAGGTTTGTCCAGCAGATGGGACTGCCCAAGCCTATGATCATTCACTCCGGCAACGGGCTGCATGTGTACTGGGTGCTATCCGAGGAGCTTGAGCCAGCCCGATGGAAGCCACTGGCTGAGGCAATGAAAGCTGCTGCCAAGGACAAGGGTTTCGAGATTGACCCAGCCGTACCCGCCGACAGTGCGCGGGTGCTTCGCCCTGTGGGTACAAAGAACCCAAAGAGCGGCACTGAGGTGCGGCTTCTCATCGACGCACCCACTGCATTGGTCGGGCAGATCGCTGCTTGTCTGGCTGCGTACACGGTAGCTCGCCCGGTGAGCCTCCCACGTTTAACATCCAACAGCCCGTTGGCACAAGCGTTGCAGGTTCAGGCGGAGCTACCCCCAGCAGTCGCAGCCGTGGTTGCCATGAAGTGCCAGCAGATCGGCTGGGCTATCAAGAACCAGACTGAGGTGGCCGAGCCCCTGTGGTACAACCTGATCGGAGTGGCTGCGTACTGCCAAGACCCCGATGAGGTAGCCATATCGTGGAGCGAGAACCACCCCGGCTTCAACGCCACGGAGACACTGCGCAAGGTACACCACTGGAAGATGTCCACCACTGGCCCGACCACGTGTACCAAGTTCGAGGTGGACAGACCCGGTGGCTGCAAGGGCTGCAAGTTCAAAGACAAGATCGGTTCCCCAGCACGACTGGGTGTGCAGTACCAAGAGGTGGCCGTTGCCACTGAGGCTCCCGCATCGACAGCACTGGATGTGCCACTGCCGCGCCCGTTCAAACGCACCTCAGATGGTATCAAGATGACCATCGACGAGACCGACATCGACGTGTGCAAGTTCGACATCTACCCCGTGAGCTACGGCAAGGATGAGGGGCTGGGCTACGAGACTGTGCGCTACAACTGGAACCGGCCACACGTGGGCTGGACTGAGTTGGCAATGCGGCAAGCCTATCTCACGGATGGGCACAGGGAGTTTGCGACCAACATCGCTGACCAAGGCATCGTGCTCAATGGCAAATCACAGACAGGACACTTCCAACTTATGCTTCGATCTTATATGGACGAGTTGCGCCAGAAACGCGCAATGACCAACATGTACAGCACGATGGGGTGGAAAGAAAACTTCTCCCAGTTCGTGCTTGGCGACACAATCCTGCGGCGCAATGCTGACGGCACGGTTTCTGAGGAGACCATCGCACTGGCGGCTGGGTCACAGCGACTGGGCACTGAACTCTACGGTCGCGCTGGGTCGATGTCAGCATGGGTGGACTTCACCTCTTTGCTTGAGAAAGCTGGAATGCCAGCGCACATGTTCACCCTGCTGGTTGGACTGTCTGCTCCGCTCTACGCATTCACTGGCTTGAAGGGACTGACCATCTCGCTGTACGGCCCGACAGGCGGCGGCAAGACACTGGCCCAGTTCTGGGTGCAGTCGATCTATGGTAACCCTGCTGAGTTGCACTTCACTGCCAAGTTCACACAGAACAGTTTGTTCGGACGGATGGGTCTGTACGCACACATGCCAATGACCATCGACGAGACAACGATGATGGACAACAAGGAGGTCGGTGACTTCGCGTACTGGGTCAGCCAAGGACGCAACAAGACCCGACTCAATCGCAACGCTGAGGAACGCGCTTCGACAACATGGGCAATGCCCGTTATCGTATCCACCAACAAGTCTATGAATGCCAAGCTGATTGCGTCCGGGCTAGACACCGATGCGCAGATGGCCCGTATCCTTGAGGTGAGCGTCCCCGTCCACCAGATGTTCACCAAGGACAGCACCGCTGGCCGCATGATTTATGAGTTCGTCAGCACCAACTACGGACATGTGGGCCACGAGTTTGTACGGCGGTTGCTGGAGCTTGGAGCCGACGGTATCCGTGCATCAATCGCTGAGGCAACTGCGCAGTTCGCCACCCGATACAAGTGCAAGTTCGCGGGTAGTGAGCGGTACTACGAGCAGTCCATCATCCTCGCTGAATGGGCAGGGCGGCTGGCAAAAGAGTGGGGCTTGATCGCCTTCGACCACACCCCTGCAATCGAGTGGGCACTGGCACAGATGGGTGCGATACGCCGGACGGTGGCCGAGAACAAGACCGACTCGTTCGACCTGTTGACCGAGTACTTGAACGACACCGCAGACGCTACGTTGACAGCCATGCAGACAGGGGTACAGAAACCCACCATCGACTTCAGCCGTGTACCACGGGGCGAGTTGCGTGTGAGGTTCGACATGTACCGCAAGACATCCAGCGACCTGTTCACACATGGTACGGTGCTGCTGGACAGGACACACTTTCGCAAGTGGCTGGCTACCCGTGGCGCAGACTACAAGACGTTCCTGTCTGAGATCGCTGCTGAGAATGCCATCGCTACGCCCAAGTCTGAGAAGGCTTACCTCGGTAAGGACTCACCCATCAAGCTGGGCCAGTCGTACGTCATCGGTGTGAACCTCACGCACCCTCGTTTGCAGGGCATCCTCAGTGACGCAGACCAAGCCGTTGAGGACTTGGCCTACGGCCAGCTTAAAGCTATCTGATCTCGTCGTCCAGTCCGTTGAGCCGCAGCAGTTCCAATGTCTCAGGCCGCATCTGTTTGGGTGCTGACTTGAGATAACGGGCTACTGTCGGACGGGATGCTTCGAGTGCGGCACGGTTGGCTGACTTACCGAACGAGGTGATCTCCAGCCCCGTACCCTTGGCAGCTTCGTTCCACTCGCGCACATCCTCAGCGATGCTAGCCATGCGGTCAGAGTCACCAGCCAGCTTGGCCTTGACATACGACTTGACGTACTCAGCCTTGATCGCCTTGTTGTACTCGGTCGCTTGCTTGGAGATACGCACGATGTCGTTCTGCTCCGTGGCAATGGCAGGGTAGAAGCCCAACAGACGGGCGACGACTGTGTGCAGCGGTGCTTCATTTGCCACAACTTGTCCACGCATGTTTGTTATCCGGCCATCGGTGAGGAAGGCGAAGCTGTCGCCGACTGAGCGGAACGCAGCAACCGGAGACTCACGCAGCACAGTGTTGAAGTCCGTGGTGTCGTCACGCAGACCTGTTACTTCCGCACCGTACTTGGTGAGAGAACCAGCCATGCCTACCAGCCCTGTGATACCACTGAACACTGGGCCAGCAAAGTCTGCGGCCTCACGAGCAGGGTCAGCACCAGCGCGGAACGCACCAGTCAGTGGAATCAGATCGCCCATACCCATGCGGGTGGAGACCGTTGCACCAGTCACCCGGTCAAGCGCACCACGCATCAGGTAGGGTGTAGCGCCGGGGGCTACAGCATCAATCCACTCGGACAGTGCTTTCTCCACGCTTGGCATCTTCAGCCCCAGCTTCTGCGCGATGGTGTCCACGATGTCGAAGATGTCCTCAGCAAACGGCAGACCCTTGAGACCGGATGTCAGCAGCAAGAAGCCAAGCATCATCAACTGCCCTTCCTTGGGCATGTTACGCAGCAACTGCACAGTCACGATCACGAACTGCTTGTACATGAAGATGTATTGCAGCACGTTGCCACGAGCCATCTCGGGGCGGTTGAACATGGCGTACTCACCCTGCGCGTAGTTGACTGCTTTACGGGCAGCTTCTGTGGCGTCAGTGATAGCCTGTGCTTCGTCCACACCTTGGGCAAGTGCGCGGTCTTTCTCCAGCCGGTACGCAGCCAGTGCCGTGACACGGCGGTTGACCGACTCGGTGTAGCTGAACATGGACATCCACAACTTAATGGCAGCTTGTGCCTTGTTGTTGAACACCTTGCCGCGTGCAGTACCCACGAGCGCGTTGAACTGGGATGCTTGCAGTGTGCCCTGCTCGGTCTGGTCAAACAAGAACTGCGCTTCGTCTTCCGTCAAGCCGTACTGCTCGTACGAACCATCACGCATCATCTCGTTGAGGAACGCATCCTCGGACAAGTTGGGGTTCTTCAAGTCCTTGGCAGCTTTCCAGAGCGCAGTGGCAGACTTGGCCTCACCGTAGCCACCACCGAACCCGCGAGCCGAGTTGTAGTACGACAGGTATGGCAGGCTGTGTGTGACAAGCGATGCCAAGTTGATCACAGCCGTGGCGACAGAGCCACCCAACTGCATCAGCACCGTGGTAAGTTTGAGTGCAGAACCAGCTTCGCCAGACAGCATGTCCTCGGTGGAGTCCGTGATGTTGGACGCTTCGCTGTACCAACGCAGCACCTGCTTGGCTTCTTCACGGTAGTCCTCGCCACGACCCAGTGTGGGTACTTCCTTGCCACCGATGGTGACAGTCTTGCCGCCACGGCTACCGGCCATGTACTGGTACATGAAGGCGTACTCATCGTACTCACGCTGGGCGCGGGCGCGGGCACCGTCTGACGTAGCACTATCCACGGCATCTTTCAGTGCGTTGAGCTTACCCTCATCCCCCAACCAATTGCCGGTTGTCAGCAAGATGTCGTCGAGGCGGTGGCGGTACAGCTTCTTGGCAGCGACGTGAGCCGACGTTTCCAGATGCTCAGACACGGAGCGCACCACATTCTTATCCCAGCCCTCAGTACCAGAACGCTGGAGGTTGCGGCGTGCGCGACTGTTCTGGTTGGTCAGTGTCGTGACGATCTTCTCACGAGTCTCTGGTGCGAGGTTGACGTTCAGTCGGTTCAGCACGTAGACGAACTCGTTGAAGTTCACTGCTTCAGTCAAGTCAGGGGACTGACGGGTCTTGGATACTTCGGGGCGCAGCCGGACAGTGGTCTCAGAGCCAGTCTCGTCAAGCATCACCCACTCGTTATCGCCACCGAACTCAGCCTCCAACTCCTCAGCAGCGGCGGTTGCTTCACTGCGGCTATCGAACTGGAAGTACGGCAGCGTGGCACGCAGGTTCTCGTCCAGTTGCACTGGGTTGCCCCGCTCATCAACAGCCACGAGTCGCACTTGCTCAGAGCCACGGCGTGTGAACGGAACATACGAACCAAGGATGGTGCGCTTGGCGTAGTAGTCTGCGTTCTTGGATTGCAGGTCGAACATGAACAGATCGCGGATAGCTTTCTGCACCTCGAACGACTGGGTGTCGCCCTTGATCTTGCTGCGCAGACTTGGCAGTTGGGCACGCAGGTCATCGTACTCAGCCTTGAGGAACTCCTCCATGTCCTTGGCGATCTCAGCCTTGGCGGCTGGGTCTTTCATCCACACTGCGAACACGTCATCGTTGAACAGTGCCCGACCGAATGCGACCACGAACTCCTCGGATTCCTTCTGCGACTTGCGCTTGAGGTCAACACCAGCACTGGCAACGTCACTACCTGCATACCGCTTTTCTTGGTACAGCATGGCAGCTTGACGAACAGCTTCCAAGTCCATCGCCGTGAACACGTTCGCACCCTTGCGCTTGGCGTTTAGATCGCTGATGACGCGCTTGCCTTCAGCCTGTGCAGCTTCGTAGTTGGACAGCATCAGGTCGATAGCTGCATCGTTCACAGTCTCACGCAACTCGGTGTAGACCTTCCACTCTGGGCTGTCTTCCTTCACGTCGAACTGGAAGCGCACCTTCTCGCCGTTGGAGTAGGTGATGTCGAAGCCCTTGCGGAACTCCTCAGCCGTCACGAAGCCAGCTTTCTCAATGGCTTGCCGCACAATCGGGTCTACGTTGATCACACCACTGGCGTCTACTGAGACCAGACTGTCGTACGACTTGATGACTTCATCGGTAGCCTCAGCGGCACGCAGCAGCGCAGCGCGTGACAGCAACTCGCCAGACACTTCCTTCTGTGCCTCGGTCACACCGTTGCCAAACCCGAACACATCGGGTGAGTGGGTGAACGCCGTCATACGCTGGTACTTCGACAGCAAAGCGCGTGCGTACTGCTGCTGCTTTTCAAGCAACCTGTAGATTTGGTTCAGACCGTAACTGCGGCGAGCCTTGTTGTCCAGTGTCTGGACTTGCTCAAGCACGGAGGCGATACGACCGGGGACATCCTTGCGAGCACCGAAGGCACCCTTGGCAAACGCTTCCATCGCACCAGCCAGACCACCAGTGCCACCGTACTGCCGGTTCATAGCCCCCGTGGCAAATGCCCGAGATGCCAGTGTGCCCATCGACTGCCGAGCGTAGCGACCATCATCACGGTCTTGCTCAAGCTGCTCCATGTCACCGACGATTGCCTTGACTCCGACGAAGTTACCGCCATCACCACGGCGCACATACTTGCGAGCTTGGTTGACAAAGTAGCGAGCCTCGTCGTCGCGGAAGTCAAAGCCGAGCTTGTTCAGGAAGTTCTTCAGGACGTTCCAGATGCGAGCCACGATGGACGTATCCAGATCGGCAGCGTTGTCGGCCAGATATTCCTCAACAGCTTCCAGCTTGCTCATGCCTTGGTTCTGTACCATCGCATCGACAGCAGCTTGCAAGTCCACGTCTGCGTCATAGATGCGCGTCAGCACCTCGTTGAGTTGCGCCTGTGGAATCACACCCTTGAAGCCGAAGTGGCCCAGTGTCTCGTGTGCCAGCACAAACTTAAGCTGCTGCTCAGTGCGCACGAAGTCGCTGAAGATGATGACGTTCGGGCCGAAGGAGTAACCCACCGAGTTGGTGGACTCGAAGTCGCCTTGCTTACGTGCAGCACTGGCGCGGGCAAACAGCTTGGGGTTGCGGGCCTTGAGGTCAGCCACGTTGTTGTAGACGTAGGTTGTCGGCTTGCTGCGCAGCTTGGACAGGAACCCTTTGACGATCATTTGCACACGACCGGCAGGGATAGACGCAGCAATCGGGGTGCCGTCATCACGGTAGAACATGCCATCGGCACTGTCCCAGTCGTCCTCAACATTGAATGCGCCGCCACCAAGGCGGGACTCAAGGTCAACGTCTTCCTCGAACTTGGCTTTGGCTTCAGCAGCCAGCGCCTTGGCAGTGGCTTTCTGTTCTTGCTCCAGCTTGCGCTGATCAGCCGTGGTCATGTCTCTGTTGGTAATCAGGTACCGACCACCCGACTTGAGCATCTTGGGTTCACCCTTGTCGGTGAAGTAATCCTTGAGCTTGTAGCCACGAATAACGTACTCACGACCAACAGCATCAGTGGCAGCGTAGAGCCCCTTGGCTAACTCCACGACGTTGGCGTACGACGTACCTTGGAACTTCACCTCTTGGTTCAGTCGGGTCACAGTGCGCAGTTGCGTGACCAGTGCGTCGATCAACTCGCCGAGGCGGGCTTGCGGGGTGAGGGTCAGCTTCTCAGCACTGGTCTCCACGGGCACAGTCTTGGCGATCTTGCCGCTGATAGGGGATGCCTGTGGCTTGTATGCCGGTGGCAGATTGGTAACGCGCACAGTGATACTGGGCAGCAGGTTACGGCTGACAGCGTAGTCGAACCACGGCTTGTTCTTACCCTTGTTGACGCCGCCTTTGTACATGGCTTCGAGGGCAATCGTAGACTGGGCAGCATCCAAGAACGCTTGGTCAATTGCGCCCACCTGCTCCAGTGAAAACTGGGTGGTAGCGAGGAAGGCACGCGCCTGTTCCACCAGCTTCTTGGTGTTGGTTTCTTCACCCGTGAAGTAGGCGTAGTTGAGCACCGTCTGGATAGCACCACGGAACGTAGCAATATCGGTGGCGGTCTCTGCAACCTGCATGTCCTCTGCCAACGTGTCGGCAGGAGTCTGTTCTTCCTCTTGGACTTGGGCTGCACGCTTGGCTTGGGCAACGGCCTCCAGTTCAGCAACAGTCTTGGGTACGAACTGTTCTTCCTCGACGGCGGCAGCGGGTGCCGCCTCAGCTTTTTTTGCTGGGGGAGTCTTTCTCTGTTTGAGTTTCTCCCCGAGTGCGCCAGCAGGGCCACCGAAGGCACCTTTGGCGATACGTGCAGCGAGCTTGTCGGTTACGGTTTCGACTTTGGCTTCGGCTTTGAGGGCTTCACCTTTTCCGGCAGCTTGCTTTTCACTGGGTACTTTTTCTCCCACTTGCTTGCCAGTTGCGGCTCGACCGCGTGCAGGTACCGGCGCTGGGCTTGGCTTTTGAATGGCACTTGGAGTCTCCTTTGCTTTGAGTTTGGCGATGCCCGCCTTGAGCTTGGTTACTTTCGCTGCCTCAGCGGCCTTGGCCCGCTCGACAGACGCAGGAGTCACGGCCTTGCCGGTAGGTGGAATCTGCTTGACACCCTTGGCAGGCACAGGTTTGCTAAGTTTGCCCTTAACACCTGCTGCCCGAAGCGCTGGCAGTGTGGGCTCACCAGTGGTGCCGAACATGGGCACTTGCAGTGTGGCTTGGCGCAGGCCACGATCACCCTCGGCTGGGGCAACAGGCGCAGCCATACGGCCACCACGGCGTAACTGCCCGGCACGTGGGGGGATGGGTGCTTGCTTGCGGGTAAACAGCGGTAACTGCTGCGGCGCTGGACGGGTCACAGGAACCATCGGCAACGACGGCTGCTGGGCGGCAGCTTGCTGGGCTTGCTGCATGGTGTACAGGTCACGGGCGTTGCGGCTTTGCAGAGCGATCTGCTCCATCTGCTGCTGGACTTGTGCTTGCTGCTGGGCCTGTGCAGCCTCGAACTCACGCTGCCTGCGCATCCGGTCTTGGATGGCCTGCAACTGGTTGGGCATCTGTGTGTTTGCCACGGGCGTAGGGGCAGGAGCACCGAACTGAAGCGCACCTTGCCGGGCGTCTGGCTGTGGGGCCGTAGGGGTATACCCTAGTTCAGGTGGGGCACCAACTGCTTGAGTACGGGCTGCGATCTCACCAGCGGTGACGGGCTGACCGCCGAAGATGTTGAGCACACCTTGCGAGCCGGGCTGGGCACCCGGAGGGATGTTGGCTGTGACACCAACAATCGTGTCTTCTGGCATGGCCTGACGCACCATACCGCTGGAATCCACCACGAAGTTCGGGCGACCCTGTACCTGAAGCACTTGGCCGGGAGGCGGCAGTTGCAGTTGCGCAGCGCCCGGAGTTGGCGCGTTGGCTGTCGGCGTAATGGGCGAGAAGTACGGAGCCATACCCGTGCCGGGGGTAGGTGGTGCAGTCGGTGGGATTACTGCCAAGCCTGTACCTGTGGCTGCACCGGGGGTCTGCTCTGGGTTCTGGGCAGGGTTCAGCAGGTTCGCGGCCTTCTTGCCCTTGAGGTTGGCAACAGCACCGATGGGGCCACCGACACCGAAGCCAGCGGCAAACGAATTGATGAGGCGGTCAACGCTCTCAGGGGAACTCAGGTCTTGGTCAGAGATACCAAGCAACAGACTCTCTTGCCCAGCTTCAGTTAAGCCCTCAGCAGTACCGCCTACTGCACCACCAATCGCACCCCGCTTGAGTAACTCACCAGCACGAGCCGTACGGCTGGCACCTGCGGGCAGGGCGGCACGACCACCAGCGCCGAACAAGCGACCGGCCAGCAAGAACTCAGGCAGGGTCTCCAGTGCAGCGTAGGGCACACTTCCGGCCAGCGCCTTGAGGCGGGCATCCATGTCCGTGGCATCAGCACCTTGGTCACGCAACTCACCGTAGATGTCAGCAGCACCAGTGGCAAGGTTCTGCGCGTAGGATGTGGCAACAGCACCGGCCAAGCCAGCGGCTTCACGCAGGAGTTTGTTCTCTGCGGCGTTCAGGGCTTCACCCGCAATCTTCTTCTGGGCAGCGGCCTTGATGGCTTCCTTGAACGCGGACTTGCCCATGAGGCCAGCGAACGCAGCAGTCGCACCAGCGGCAGGGCCACCAGCGGCTGTACCTGCAAGGAAACCAGCACCAGCAGTCACCACGGACTCAATCAGGTTTGGCCCTTGCTGGGCGAAGTTGGCGACGAACCACTCGACAGCACCACGGCCCGACTCGATGTCGGTGAACTGCCGCTCAAAGGGCTCAGTCTTGCGCAGTTCCTCAGCTTGCTGCTCCACGATATTGGCACCAGTCTCCTCAGCCCCAAGAAGCTGGGCACCACGGCCAGCCATCATCTGCATGGAGTCAACACCACGCCCAAATGACTTGGATGCCAGTCGGCCCAAGCTGGGGTTGCGGATGGAGTCAAGGTACTGTGCGTAGGCTTGCTCGTCGAGCGGAACCCAGTCGCCGCCTGTTGGTAGACCAGTGCCGGGGCCGCGTAGATACTGCTCAGACTGAAGCGCAGTAGACGCATCATCCGCAGCAAACGTCAAGCCATTGACAAACAACTCCTTGGTTGTTGGACTGAACGCAATGGCCGGGGGCTTGCGCATCGCGGGCATCGTGAACTGGCTTTGTTTAACCAGCGACTCACCCATGACAGCCATGTCGGCAGCAGACGGAGCAAGACCACCCGCTCCCATGCTGGACGTTGGGCTGTACGGCGCATAGGGATTCGGCTCCTCACCGACGTTGACCTTTGCGAGAAACGGGTCGGCGAAAGAGAGTCCTGCTGTGGCCATGAATTACCTCATTTGTACACCGCCGTAAGTCGGGAGACCGGCGATAGGATATGCTGCGTTGGACTGCACTTTAACACCGTCGATCTCGATTGTCTTGCCTGACGGATTGAAAAGGTACGGGGCTGCGCCGGGTGGACGGATGATGACAGTGCCGTCGCCAGAACCAGTGGGCTTGATGTCCCAGCCGAAGTTGGCCTTGGCGTACTCAAGTGCTTGCGCGTTGCTGCCTTTGATACGCTCAACTGCCACCTCACGAATCATCTGGGCAACCTCTTTACCCTGATTTTCCTGCATCTTAAGCTGGGCTTTAAACGATTCTTTGTTGTACTCGGCACTTGCCGTTGACTTCTGCTGGCGGTAAGTCTGGTCGAACGCAGAGCGGGCGGTGTCAACGATCTCGCTGGACGACACACCTTCCTTGGTCTTCTTGCCGTTGACGATGATGTTGAACTTACCATCAGTGCGGGGTTGAATACCGATGGGCACGCCTGCGTACTGGCTCCAGACTGCGGCCAGACGGCGAGGGTCGTTGGCAGTAGAGAACTCCTGCACACCCTGCATACCGTGCAGGTAGGTCATGCCATTGTCCAACTCCATCATCTTGGCACGGGCTTCCATGAACTGTGGCCCCATGCCGGAGCGTTGGTACATGCCAGCGAGTCGTTCGATCTCGCCGCGTTGCTGCTGCGCCCGTTGCATTTCCATCGGGATGGATTGCGGGTTGGCGAGGTAGAAGCTGGACGTGCCGCTGACTTCGATCTTGGGGGTGCGCGGTGGTTCAGCAGCTTGCGCCGAGGAGATACCGGGAATGTTCAGTCCACCAGCGGCAGGTGCAGGCGCAGCAGGTGCAGCAGCCATAGCGGCAGGAGCCGCAGTCTGGCCCAGTGCCAGCTTCACTTTGGGGATGTACTCGCGGGTTTCCTTGGGCAGCTTTGCCATGTCGGCACCCTTGGCAATCCACTTGTCGGTGTTGCCCGGCCCCCAGTTGTAAGCAGCCAGCGCGTGGTCGAGGTTACCCTCGTACTTCCGAATGAAAGCAGCAAGCAGGTCTTGACCAACACGGCGGCGTTCTGCTGGACTGTCGTCTCTGGCAGGAGTTACGCCGAAGCCCGGCTTGACAAGCGTTTTGGGCATTGTCTGCATGGGGCCAAGGGCACCCTTGGGGCTAACAGCATTCTCTTTACCGCCACTCTCAACAAGTTCAACCGCAGCGTACAGCTTGGCAAACTCGGGAGGCGCAGCACCACGGCCTCGACCCTCAATACCGAAGGGTACTGTTGGGGCTACCGATGCCAGCCCGCGACGGGCGTCGTCCAGAAGCTGCTGCTCACGGGCCAGTGAAGCCCGTTGGTTTGCCACCATGCGAGGAGGTATGTCAGTGCGGGTAGCGATCTGGTCGAGGCCACGCTTAACATCAGCGACACGCATCTCGCGCATCTTGACAAGCTCCTGTGCGTTCTTCGCCAAGCGCTCATTGCCAATTGGGTTGGGCACGTCTTGGCCGAACGGCAGTGGTCGTGTGGTCTGAATCTCTGGCAGGTTGGCAGGGCCAGCGGGCACAACAGGCGCAGCGGCTACGGGTGCAGCAGGGGGCTCGATGTATTCCACGGGCAGAATGCCCAGTTCACCGAACTTGGTGATTGGAATCTGAGGCCCACCGGGTGCTGTTGGCATAGGTGCAGCGGCCATCTCCTGACGTAACTGGTCAAGGCGCTTACGCTCGTCAAGCTGGAGTCGGCTGGTCTGTGCTTGGCGTTCGGCTTCTTCACCTGCACGCATACCCCGAGCGACTGTACCCGCCCCACCTAGAAACTGCCCAAAATCTAATGCCATGTTGGCTCCTTCGTGATGCGCGGTTTAACGGCCAGTGAACGAGCCAAACAAGTAGCCGATGTCTGACTGAGCCTGACGCTGGGCGTCACGGCCTGAACCGTATGCGCTGCGCAGATTACCCATCTCAGTACCGCTGGACGGGAAGGCAGATGGCATTGCGCTCAGACCAGCAGCCGTAGCTTGCTGGCGACCAGTCACACCACCAGCGTAGCCTTGGTCATATGCAGTAGCAGTGCCACGGCCTGTGCCGATGTCATAGCGACGACCTTCAGACTCACGGCGATCACCAGTCAGGCCACGAAGACCAGCACGTTTACGCTGGGCACCGGCCACCTGCTCGCGTCGAGCGCGTTGCAGACCGAAATACTCAGGGTCGAAGTACTTGGCTTCGCCGAGCATGTTCTGGGCTTGCTCCAGCTTCTGGTTAAACAGGGCGCGGTTCTCGGTTTGCAGTGTGCGCAACTCCTCGGTCTGCGCGTTGAGCAGAGCCTTCTCCTCGCTGGACAGACCGTCACCGGCAATGGCCGAGCCAGCCAGCATACCGGCTGCACGCAGTGTGAAGTCAGCTTGGTTGACTGGGTTGGAGAACGCCTTGGTCAGCGACGACATGAATGTAGGCGGGGCAGCAGCAGCGGCGGCAGCAGGAGCAGCAGCAGGGGCAACACCAGCGGCAGGAGCCGCAGCAGCGGCAGGAGCAGTGCCCGTTGCCAGACCAGCAGTAGGAGCAGCGGCGGCGTAGGCATCGAACTCGCTACCCAGTGGCTGGGCGGTTGGCATTGGCCCCATCGCAGATGTGTTCAGTCCAGCCGAAGTGTCCACGCCCGAGAAGCCAGTAGCCGGTGTGGTGGCGTAGCCCGGTGCAGGAGTAAGCGCACCAGTGGCAGATGCTGTACCTGCATCGTACACAGGGGCCGGAGTTGCAGCAAGATATTGGTTGAAGCTGGCATCAAGTGGCTGCGCTGCCGTGGCTGGCCCCATCGCTTCAGCACCCGTAGGAACAGCAGACGCACCGGCTGTGTAACCACCGATACCACCACCAAGGCCACCCATGAGGGCACTGCGGCCCACGTCTTCGCCAAGAATCGCGCCTTTGGCAGCACCAAGGCCAGCGCCAACGATGGCACCACCGATGACACTACCTGCGGTAGCCGACCCGATAGCTGTACCGATGGCGGCAGACATCCCGATGGACGATGCGATCATTGGTGCGGCAAATGGGATTGCGATGGCTGCTGCCACAGCGACGATGGTCTTGACTGACTTACTCATGGTTTTCTCCTAGATTCATTCTGACGTAGGCACATGTCTGGGTGAACCCAAACTTCTTCAGGTACATTTCGGCGCGATCAGTGGGAGTGTACGCATCAAGGAACTCGACCTCGTTGGCTCGCAGCCATGCCAAGATGGGTTCCCAGAATGCAGCTTTGAATTTAAGCAGCCCCCGCCCGGCCAGCCCCATCACGTCTGCACCCTTGTGCCCGTTGACGTAGTAGAACTGAAGCGCGATAACACAGGTGATGCTCCCATCGAGGAAGCCAGCGAACACAACAGCTTTGTCAAGCTGAGTTGCCAGCAGCACATGCCCAGCGTCCATCTCGCCCTTGGCGATTACGTTACCGTCGCAGGCCGCATCAAACAGCGGCTCAAGCGCGGGCCATAGCTCGACCACTCGCTCCTTGGACAGCAGTTCGATGGACAGTTCCTGCATCACGATTCCTTGTATTTTTCAACCAGCGAGTCAAAGAACTCACGGCCCTTCATCTCGACCACACGTTTGGGGATGACGTATTCTCCCTCATGTGCCTCGATAATGACACCCCCACTGGCTTTCTTCGAGTTGGGCACTGGGCCACCGACTGCCATCGAGGGGATTGACGGGTTACCGGCCATTGCTGGCGTGCCACCCTGCATCATGTTCTGCCCACCCGCAGCCTGCTGAACGGCCCGTGCTGCAAGCAGCAACACGAAGACCAGACCTTGGTCGTACTGCTGTGGCAAGTCCTGATCGGTAGCGATACCCTGCTGGATAGCGAACTTGCGAATGTACGGGTACATCTCAGGGTTCTGCGCAGCCACAGTCGCCAACTGGATGACGGTGTTAAGTTCCTCGGGGGTGAGTTCGCCAGTCTGCATCACTTCCATGATGGCAGCGCGAATCTGCTGCACTTGCTCAGGATGTTGCGAGGCAAACTGGTTGACCTGCATGTCCATCATCTGCGGGTTCATTGCCCCACCCTGCTGCATGTTAGGGTTAACCCCAACACTTGTGGACTGCGGTGTACCACCAGCGCCACCCATCGGCATGGCCGGAGGCATGGGCATACCGCCTTGACCAATCATGCCACCTTCCTCATACTGCGGCAGGAACGAAGTGTTGTTCGTCATACTGCCTGACAGTCCACCTGTAGGGGCCATGCCCGAGCCGGGAGCAGCCGGTGTCCCCATGCTCAAGATGCTAGCCAGCGCAGGCGGCAGATCAAGCGAGGTTGTTGGGGCAGGGACTGGAGCGCCTTGGGCACTGAGCATGGTGAGAGTGGGATTGTTCATGTTCAACCTTTAATTTGTAAAATCAATACGTTCACTGTTGCCCGCAAATTCGCCACGTCATTTGCCAGTTGCTGGACATTGGTCACAAGTTTAGAGTAATCGTCAAGGCTTGGAACCGTTACATTGCTGATTGTAAAGCCGGTGCCCTCTGCCGTCACGCGCTGCATCGTCTGTGTTGCAGGAGGCGCAACAGTAACTGACGATCTTGTAACTGCGCTTGCTGCCAAGTTCTGGCTACCACGAGCGCCCGTGAGGAGTTCGACGTTTTCCTTCATGGCGTTCAGTGTGTTGAACTGCCAGTCAGTCAACCCGCTCTGCGGGATGTTGGGGATAGCGACGAAGCGTGGAGGACGGATAGCCATTACGTCTCTTTCAAGCCCAGTGGAGTTTCGGCCAGATGGATGGCCCGCACACGGATGTTGCCTTCAACACCCACCTCGAACGTATCAGTGCGATACCCCGACGGAAGCCTGAATGCGTTTGAAGTGCCGACCTGCGTCTCAAGGATAAGCGACTTGTCCACCCACATACGGAATGTAATTTCGTCGGCACTGTTCCATGTATTGGTATACGCCTGCCACTGCGTGGTTCCTGCGTCCCAGTCAACAGTCACGCTGGAGTAGTCAGCCACCACTCGGGCTGCGCCGAGGTTAATCATGTCCTTGGTGACGATGACCTTGGACTTCCACTCCTGCGTCACTGACGGTTGCGCCAGATCATCCCACTGGTAGATGTCCCCGTTGGTTCCATTGACGTAGTACAGATGTCCTGACACGGTGTCGTACCACGAGGCAGTAAACGAGTAGTCCACGTCAACGAACGAGCCGCCAGTCTTCTGGTCTTGCTCGAAGACAAACGCGCCACCTGAATGGGACGCGAAGTAATTCTCCCCGTAGTATTCAGCGATCACGGTAGAAGGGACAAGCGCCTCACCCCAAGTGTCGTTGTTGTACAGCAGCTTGGTGATGATCGTCGGGCCGCTGTTGGGGGAGTAGACGGCCAGTCCATCGTGCGTGGAGTACACGATACCATAGCCCATCGTCACCATGCTGCGGCTGTTCAGGCAGGGGTACAGTGCGTCAATCCGGGCCGAGGCCATGCCGGAAGCAGGGTCGGAACCGCTGATAAGGTAGGGATAACCCTTAGTTGTAACCAGCATGGAGCCACTGAGCGCCGCCAGACCAACGATGTCGTACGCCAAGGGCAAGGCATACCGCGTGGGCCAAGCGTGCAGCACGCCGGGTTCTGAGAAGTACAGGGTGTTACCGACGAAGCCAACAAGGATGTTGTTCTGGATTACCGTCAGCCCTTGCAGGTTGTCAGGCGGTGCATCGTACTCATCGGAGACCAGAATGTCGGTCAGGTTGAGCGAGTCGAAGTCATCCACGAAGTCGTAGGAACCATCGCCCCAGTACCGCGCAGCCGTCGTCGGCTGGTTCTCAGACACGTCATGGTACATCGTACCGGCAGCAACAGTGGTGCTTGTCACGTTGGCCGCAGTCTGTGCGTACGTGATGGTGTAGTCATCCGGCGCGTCCAAGACGATGCCGCCTGTGATGTTGAAGGTCGCGTCTGTGCAGCCACTGATCTTGAAGCGGTCGTCGATGCTCAGGTTGTGCGGGTACAGGAACTGCACCGTGGACACGTTCGATGCCCTTGCCACGTTGGTCAACCCAGTCGGGAACCAGAGCGTAGACAGCAGGAAATACTCAGTGCCAGATGCCGCAGCCAAGGTGCGGTACAGCCGCACACCACGTATGAAGTTGTTGCCCGATGGCTTTACCGTAGGGATACCCGAGACCGTGACCGTGATGCCTTCCTTGATGTACAGGTTGACCGACGGTTTGGACGCGATGGATTCCTCATCCCACGGGGTGTACCAAGTGAAGACATACGAGCGGGTCTGTGTCAAACCACCGAGGTCGATCTTGGCAGTCGTGAACGCGATGGGCGTGCCGGAGCTACCGATCTGGATGCCGGGGCTGAAGTACGTGAACGCTGTGCTTGACGTGACAGTACACACCACGTTGGTTGCGTTGAACCCGCGCAAGTCGAAGTTGACATTGCCGCTGGTCGTAGCCACGGTCGTGACGATGATGTCAAACGTGTTGGTCGTGACGTTGCTGATGATAAACGTGCCATCAACCGCTGTGCCAGACGTGAAGTCCAGCGTGACGGAGGCTCCGTTTGCCAATCCGTGGGCGTTGATCGTCACCGTGATCGTCGAGGTTCCCGCTTGGTTGTACGTCCCGGATATGAACGTAAAGCCGGAGATCGTGATGGTGTTGCCCGTGCGCAACCCATGAGCAGCACCCGCGTTGATCGTGGCGATGTTGCCCGCGTCCCGGAAGAACGAGGCAGTGGTCTTGGTCGTGAACGTCGAAGCCACGGTCGTCAGGATAGTAGCGTCCGGGGGTAGTGGTAACCCTAGATCGTAGTAGTTTGTGGGGTACGGTGCGGCACCTGTTGTCGCCAGTTCGTAGTTGCTGACCTTGGGGGCACCATCGCCGCTGTAGTAGAACCGCTGCTCCTCGTTCTCGTTGGAGGACGCCACTGCAATGTCCACGTCTGTAGCCCACGAGAGCCACTTCAGCGCGTCCGTGTCTGGGTCACGCAGAGCGAACAGCGTCTTGATCGTGCCGGTGCGCAGCGTGTTTGCTATGACAACAGGTTGTGGATAAGGCAGCAGATCACCCGAGTACAGCTTGCAATTGCTCGCAGTCTGTGCAGCCGTGTTCGGCAGCAACTCCGGGCTTATCTTGGGAGCCGTGCCGAGAAAGTTGGTGATCTTGATACCAGCCATTACGCAACCAGTCCTTGTAGGTAAACCGTCTTGCCATCCTGTTTGACAGCGGTCAGCGATTGCTTCTTCAGATTTGCGGGGTCGTACGACACATGCACCCAGCCGCTGTCCGGAATACCCTGAGTATAGAACTCAAGGATGACCTGAGTAAAGTCCAGATTATCACGAATCCACTCGGCCAACTCTGCGTTGGGCACACCGGGGATTTCGATGTCTGCCGCCTGCCCCTTGCAGTGATCGCTGGTTTTGCTGCCGCCAACGGCTGCATTGACTTCCGGACTGCGGTAGCCACTGGTCACAACGACGGACTTGCCGAAGTGGTCACGCACCCGCTGGAGCACCATGTTGGACAACTCTTGCAGGTTGCTGATGACTTCCTGCGACGGAGCGTTGTTCAGCCCCTTGCGCAGCGCCTCCTGACTTTTGGTCAGTTCTTGTAGGGAGAAGTTGAGGGATAAATTCATTTCTTGTTCATCTTCATATCAGCGAGTTTTTCCACAGTGCGGCCACCAAAGTACGCAAGGAAGATGATCTGCCCCCACTGCCCCAGCAACTGGACATAGGATTCCTGCGCGTTGTATCCGAACGCAGACATCATGGTGAACAGGAAGAACGCAATGAAGATAGCTATCAGGGCCATCGGGCGGATGTTCTTGGACAGCCACGAGTCAGAACCCATGTCAGCCTGCCAGCGGTCGGTGGTGTTCTGTTGCTCGACCTCAAAGAGTTTGGTGTCGTTCGCCATCTTGGCGAGTTCACCGTCTTGGGCCAGCTTTGCCAGTTCCATCTGCGCCTTGGCCTTGGCTTCCGGGTCGGGAATAAGTTTGTCGATGAGCTTGCCACCGACTTCAAGGAGTGCTGTAAGTGGGAACATGTTTATCCTTATCGTTGAAAACCACACTTGCCGCCGCACTGCTGCACGGCTTCGTATATAACCCAGCCAACACCGCCAAGCACCAATCCGAGAACCAGCAGGGCCAGCACGATGGTGACGATCTCGTCCATCTCTTTCTTGTGCTTGGCCGCAGCCTCTCGCTCCCGCCGCGCTTCGTGGGCGGACTCAACATCCATCGCCGCTGCCCGCGACTTGATTTTGTTCCACACGTCAATCTTGCCGGACTGCATAAACAGCAGTTGCAACTCATCTTCAAACCGCTTGGCTTGGTCGAGGGCCATCTCGATCTGGATGGCTGTGCCCATTGAGGACTTGGACTTCTTGGCGGCGACAACCGCCTTGCTTGCCGTGGACTTGGCATCAAAGTATTTGCCCAGAACGGGGCCGAGCGAGGACACATCGTCAACAGTCTTACTGACCTTTTTGATCAGCGCAACTGCGGCTTGTATCCCTGCTAGGGCCGTGAGTGGGTCGATCATTTCTTGAGCTCCGGCTTGTTTTTCTCACGCCATTTAAGGCACCAGACCAGCAGCCTATCAGACGACCATGACCACCGCACACACTCCATCACGGGCGCTGGCGCTTGGGCAGCAGGAGGAGGTGGCGGCAAGGCATCCATCAGCGCACCTTGAAGTGTTCCCAGAATGTGACGATGGCAGCGGATACCCCGCCCACCCACAGACTAATCCACAGCAACGGCTTGGCTAACTTGCCGAGCATCTCCAACACTTGGAACGCACCCTGTGCAGCAGCAAACGCTGACACCACGTCCTTGGTGTTCTCGGTCAGAGCATCCACCTTAGTCTCAACAGCCACCAGCCTATCGTAGATTTCTCGGTGGGTTACATCGTGATCGCTCATTCTGCGGCCTCTGGCGTGTTGCCCTCGGCCAGCCATGCGAGGTAGGCTTGGTAGTCTGTGTTCGCTGGGTCGAAGGGGATGAAGGCGTTGTCTGACAGGCGATGCACGACATTAGCGTCTTCTTTAATAAGTCGGTACATGATTAAAGCTCCGATGAGGCTGTTACAAAAGCGCCAGATGAAGTTAGGTTGGCGCAAACAACACCGTTTGAAAAAGGCGCTGAGTTAATTAGCGTGCTACTAAGAAATCCAAACAAAAGGCCATTGGTAGTGATATCAGAAATTACGCTTGCGCCTTGTGCCGCACTTTGTACTGTGTCCACTGTAAACATATCAGAACACGAAAAACTACCGACGCCAGTGCAGGTTGGGATTGCTCTTTTTTGCACAGTAAACCTCGCAAAAAAGCGTGGGGCAGGTGAGCCGTTTGCACGACCAAAGCCAAAAGGCTCAAACATTTTCTCGTAATACCGCTGACACAGCGGCATTTCCGTGCCATACGGCCTGTAGTCAAAGCTGGTGGCTGTGCTGCCCTTCTCAAGCTGTACGCCTGTGATGTAGAAGGTGGCTCCGCTTGTGCCGACTACTGAGACTGCGCCTGTGGCTGAAGCTAATGCGGCTGTACCCCAAGAGCCAGCAGTACCACTGGCGGTAGACCCCACCCCCAACCCAAACGAAATTTGAATGCCGCGCAGGTTGCCAGTTTCCCATGTGCCTGTGGTGTCACCAGCAATAGTTACAGCTTTGTCTTCAAAAGTGTTTGCTGCGTTGATGGTGTATGTGAAAACATAACTGCGGTTGTTTGCTGCATTTAGAAACGAACCGCCAAATGTGCCAGTTAAAGAAGACCGCACCTTAAATGACAGCGTTACCGCTTGTGCGTTGGCAGTACCCCAGCCAAGGTCAGCAGTGTTAAAACCCTCAATCTGCTGCCGCACAACATAAACATCACTTGAACTCACTGTATAAGAAGACAGCGAAGTAATAAGCAAAGATTTTGAAAAACCATTTGGCACTGTCGAGCTTTGACCCGCCGACATTTTTGATGCCGTGCTTTGACGAACTTGCCAGCGGTCAGTGATAAACGCGAAGTCTGCCGGTGTGGTTGTCGCCCCAGCATTCCTCTGGTCAATCACCATTGCGCCGTTGATGATGCGGTTCTTGAACCCTGTGTACTGGGCTTGGGTGTCCAGCAGGGCTGGGTTTACTGTTGTGAGTGTCATGCCAATT